CTTTAATAGATTCAAACCCACCAAAAGACCAGTCACCTAGATGAATAAGTATATCATCTTCTCCAACCATTTGATTAATATTATTTACAATAACATCATTCATATGATCTAAAGTTTTAAAAGGTCTTGTTTGTTCTATTGGAATTTGACCATCTTCTGTTCTCCATTCTGTCACTCCACGACAGATATTCTTATGATTATAATGAGTATCTGACGTAATAAACAATTTTTGATTAAATCCTAAGTTTATTTTCAGCATTTTTTATTTTTTTCTTTTTGTGTTTTAATATTATGACAATTACTACACAGTACTTGTAAATCTTTAGCTTCACAAAAAAGTCTCTCTACAAATCCTGGAAGATCTTGAGCACAATTTAATGAACCAGCAGGTATTATGTGGTCTACGTTAATATTTTTTTCAGCAAACCAGTTTTTACACTGATTGCATTGGTATTCAAACTTTTGTCTTTTGTTTGGACCATTATATTTACGCCTAGACTTTTGTTTACACTCTGTTATTGGTTTCCAATATCTTGATTTTTGTCTTAGACCACTACGAATAAAACTCCAAAAAGCAGACTCAGTCATTGTATTACTGTTTCTAGTCTTTGGAGTTTTAGTTTTTCTTGCTGGCATTAGTTTATTTTTTTGTCCAGTAAAGGTACTAACTTTAAACAAACTTCTCGTGCACCAAAATCTTTTATAGAATCTGAAGGATCTTTACTCATAGGTAAAATAGTGCATTCTATTGTAGGATACATTTCTTTATACTTTTTCATAGCTTTAACTCCAGGTTCATCATTATCAAATAACATAACTATTTTTTCATATTTGTCTAAATAGTTTTGCATTACATCATCAGGAATTAAAGTGTTCTCTGAGTCTGGAGCAACTATATCCACTTTAATTTTTAGACTTTTTAAAGACATTATATCTTTTAAACTACTAGTTATTACTAAAAATCTATTATGTTTAGTTTGTTCTGAGCCTTGAATATAGTTATGAATTTTTATAAACTTTTTATCTTGAGTTTTCGGTTGATATATTTTATATAATGTTCCGTCTTTTTTAAAAAAACCATAAATATATAACCCACTGATTGTCAACACTTTATCTTCGTCTTTTCTTAAAGTGTAATAACTTAAAGGAAAAACATTATGTTCTTCTAAAAGTCTTGATCCTATATTAAACTGAGTCCAATAATATTGATCTTGAGTTGTCCAAATTCGTTTGCTATACGAACTCACTTTATATTTTGAATTTTGTTTAAATTCTTGAACATCATAACCTCCATTATTATGTAAAACATAATCATTATATGTTTCAACTATTATTAAACATGCTTTATGAAAATCACATCCTCTAAGTTCTTTAATAAAATCAATATGTGTACCTCCTTTTCCAGAAGAAAAGTCTTTAAACTTATATGTTTGTGTTTTAGAATCTACATAAATACAAAGACTAGGAGTTTTTTCATTAGTAAAAAAGCTTTTTATTTTTACATCCTGACCTGTTAATTTCTCAGGAATTCCACCAAAGAACTCAAAAACCCATGTAGCTGGGACATCTTTTACATTATGAACTAGGTTTTTTGTTTTAAACATGGCTTAAAATTTAAGAAAAAAAGAGAGAGTTTATTAGACTCTCTCTTAGTTTTCTGTTGGTTTAAGGGGGATATTAGATGTTAAAATCATCATTAGCTTCAAATCCTTTTACACTAGTAGTAGGTAAAGCTTTATAATGATAAACATTATTTTTATCAAACTTATCTAATTTGTTTTCATCAGTAGAAGCAAATTTATACTTTGGTAAAGATAATTTTACAATTGTTTTACCATTATACTCTTCTTCTGTTCCTTTTAAGAAGAAATACAAATCATGACCTTTTAAAACACTAGCTGCTTGTTTTACCCAATCTTCTATACTAGAAGCGGATATAGCATCTATTTCTTGTCTTAATCCTAGTTCAATAGCAATTTGAGCAAGCTTACTCATAATCTCATTTTTAGATGGATTGGGATCATTAAACTGATCTGTGTAAGAAGTTGCTGTAACTCTTGCTGATTGTCCTAAGAATTTAGGTCCATTAAGCTCATCTTTATTAACAGCCCAACCTTCAAAGTCTGTAAGAGGTGTACCCTCTAACGTTAATTCTAAAACTTTTTTGTCTCCTTTACTAGAAGTTCTAACGTTTGCAGAGTAAATATGTGCTAATACTATTCCTGCCTGGAATGATTTTGAAACACCACTACTTGTTTTTACTTCTTGTCCTTTTGTACTAAACATACTGTTGATTTTAATTATTAAACATTTTAATTTTCATAGTCTATAATAGCTTGTCTAACTAAAGCCAGATTATTAGGAATCTCAAAAAACTCAAACATATCTTTAGGAGATTTACAAGTGTTTTCTCCATTAGTTTGAGTCTCAAAAATATACCTTAAATTACCTTCTTTGTCTTTTTTAACCTTACCATATAAAACAATACTGAATAATCCTTCCAAAGTTAAAGAATTATCCACCATTTTACCAAGAGTTTTTGCTTTAACTCTACGTTTTCCTTCCATATCCAAAGATTCTTCTGCATGCATTAGGAAGTAAACCTGTAAATCTTGTCTTAAATCTTTAGGTAATCTAGCAATTTTAGCTAAATTAGCTGCAATTGAGACAAATTTATCATAGCCTTTTTCTGTGGCTCTTTCAAAATACTCAAAAGATGACATATACTGCATATCATCAACTACAATAGTTTTTATTTCTGGCCTTTTTTCACTAATATACCTTAAACAAGCTTCAATTTTAGCTGGTTCAGCACTATTGTAAAGATTTCCTGATGTATTTTCTTTACTCCAGGGAGTATACATTTTTTTCCAACCTTTAAATGGTAAAGGTTTATTAGCTACATTAATAATAAATGTTTCTTGTGGATTTAAAGACTCTATACTGGTTGATTTTCCTGAACCAGATTCAGCTACAACTAATACGCTGGTTGCCATAAGTGTTTATTTATTGGGATTTATATTTAAAATCTAAATTGTCTCTATTCATGAACTTTTTTAGAAGAGCAATATTATTTAGTCTACACCATATAGTTTTATATGATATATTTAATAATAATGAAGCTGTATGTATATCTTTAAACTCAGCTACTTTTTCATTTTTTAAATTAAAAACTTCAAAAGGCTTGTCTTGTACTCCATGTTTATAAGTACAAAAAGGACAATTTTTAACTTTTTCTAACTCCATCAGCTTGTTACGCCCTATCCTATGATTAGCTATAAAAGTATTAACTGGAGTTTTAAAATAACCTGAATCATCTCTAAATAAAGGTCTTTTACCAATATCATTTTTATAGTATTTAGCTCTTACTTCTTGTATACTATCATACTCACATAAATACTTTCCTTTTTCTGAGTATTCATAACATTTTACTTTTTCTCTACCTGCCATTTTTATCTTGTGTTTTTAATTAAATCATTTAACCAAGGTTTTTTACTCACTGCTACATTTTTGGTAATAGCATAGTAGTCTCTAATAGTCATCTCACTATAAGGAGCATCTTCTATTGGAGCTGGAGCTTTTTGTGTAGCCGTAGGTTGTTTTATACCAATAGGTTTATCAACTACAGCTGAAGGACCACTAATAGCTACAGATGTATGATTTACAATTCTAAGTTCTTCAAAAGGAACTAAAAATGATCCTTTTTCATTTAAAGGATATTCTTCAGAAAAATTAGCATTTTTAGGACATTTGTAAACAGTTCTATTTTCATCTATTGGGTTTAAATAACGGTCTACTAATTCAAAGTAGAAACCATCTTTTTTAAACTCTGAGGCAAAAATACCCACTACATTGTTCCCATTTTCATCTTTGAAAACCATTTTCATGTTAAAATCAAGGATAGAAATACCAAGATCATTAATAAGATCCATGTTATCTTCTCTGATTTCATCTAGTTTTCTTTTTTTCCAAGCTTTATGCTCTTCATCTGACATTTTAGAAACTTCTAAAGCTGTTGTTGGTTTTCTGATTTTTTTGATTGCCATAATGTGTGTTTTGTGTTATATAATATTTGGTTGTTGAGACGGTAATTGTAAACCACCACTACCTTTTTTAGACGGTGGAGGACCCACTTCAGCCATTCTTTGTCTTCTACCATCCATCTTTAAAAAGATTATGTTTTCATCACTATCACTACCATTTCTGATCTTAATAAGATGCATAAAAACATCCTCTGGACCACATACATATTGCTTAGGTCCATAAAATGGAATATTTGCTTTAAAGGGTCTATTTAAAACACCTATCATATCAGAACCTTGCATTAATGCATCACCACCAAATATATCTGCGGATGTAGGATAGTTACCTATCTTTCCAGGTTCTTTCCTAGAAGATTCATCTATGCTTCTATTTAGCTGTGTAATCATTAAAACAATAATAGGAATTTTGTTTTTGAGCTGCATAATCATTTCAGTGGTATTATAAAGAGTTTGGAGCTTTTCTTTCTCATCATTTCTCTTTTTAATTAACCAACTATGATCTATAGTTACAATCATTGGTTTAGCACCCCATTCTACATAAGCATCTAGAATGGCTTTTTCCATTTCTGTAGAAGTTATAGATTTAGAAATCAGTTCTCTCTTTAAACCAACTTTTTCCATAGCTTCACAATCAGCTATGTAATCTTTAAGTTGTTTAAGAACAAATCCATCTAACTCTTTTTTAGTACTTAGCATTTCACCATAGTCCATAGCCATATGACCAGCAAACTGTCTAGCAGCATACTGTTCATCTCCCATTTCAAATTGAAATTCTAAAATATTAAAAGCTTGTTTAGGATTGATAACTCTAGCTTCTCTTAAAATTTGACTAACAATCATGGTTTTTCCTGCTCCAGGTCTAGCTCCTAATGTAAGCATAGAACCCCATTCTAAACCATCTACTCCTGCTTCATTAAAAGAAGCCCAAGGTGTTCTTAAAGATTGAATAATACCTTGTCTACGTTTATCTATGTAAGTGTAACCTTTTTTTAAGACCTCTGAGAAAGGTCTACGACCAAATTTGTCATCATTTATTTCTTCTGCTGCCATATTGTGTTTTTGTGGTTTGTGAATCAAAGATACACATAATTTATTAGATATTGTCTAAATTATCTGCATTATCTATTAAAAGTTGACAATAATCAGCCAAAAGAGATTTTACAGTTTTGCTTTTAATATCTGTCTTTTGTATAAAATAACTACTTGTAGACATAAACTTAAAATCATCCTCTGTTTTCTTATAAACATAATAATAAGCAGCATCTATCACTTGTGTCCAGCTATACTCTGGATAGGTTTTAAAGAACCATATAAACTTGTCTTTTAATTCTTGTACAGACTGTCTAGCAAGTTCTCCTGAAGGAAGTCTTGTTGCTGGAAATAACTCCCTATATTTTTTAATATAGTCTAAAAAGTCACTACCTAGCACATCACTTGCCACTTTTTTCTTAGTCTTAACAAGAAGAGTCTCAAAATCTTCTAATAAAACCAATGCTTTAGATGTTAAAGTTCCTGTAAGAGGATCTATAAATCCTTTAGCTTGACAAATATTAAACTCAGCATCTTCATTTATAATAAGACCTGGTTTTGTTTTTCTTCTACAACAATCTAATAAATAGAGTTGATTAGGACTGATATTGTGCTTCAACAACGTTGTCCAGAGCTGGTGTCCCATTATAATTTTCTTTAATATTTTGTAAAATAATGTTATATTTTTCTTTAAATGCTGAGTCCACTTCTACTAATGCTTTAAAATTATTAATACAATGGATAATGGTTGTATGGTCTCTGTTTAAATAAGCACCTATATTAGTTAATGTATACCCCATACTTTTTGCTAAAAAACAAAAAATATTTCTAAGATCTACAATAGATCTATCTCTATGCTTACTCTCTAATTTTAATACTTTTTTGTGTGAAAACTTAATTGGTAAGTAAGGAGTAAAAACATCTGATAATTCTTTTAATCCAATACATGGAAGAACATTTTTATCCTCTATTTGACGTTTTGTTATAACTATTGGGTAATAACCTAACTTTTTTTCAAATTTTTCTTTAAACTCAGCAACCAGTTTTTCTTCTAGATTACGAGCATATTCTGCTGCAGTCATAAATTTTATAGTTTATTGTGCAAATATAAGGTTTATGTTAAAAAATTTTGTATATTATATTGTAGCTTGTTTTAAACTTCTACATAACATAAGTTTATTTATAAATTTTAAGATTATGGCTAAAAAATTTTATGCCCAAAAAGATTTTCTAGGATTTCCCATCCCAGGAACTATGATGTCTAACGTAACAGTGCCTGCATCAAGTGTAGAGATTCCTACAACCACTGCATCTGTTTACAAAGAACATCCGCACAAACTTAGATATTTTGTTCGTTTAGACAAAAAAGGTAACATTCTTCCTAACTCATTAATAATCAGTCTAAAAAAGCCCACTGGTTTAGTTTTAGAATTTCGTCTTCCTGTGTAATAAACAATAAATACTTCTAAAAATGAGTGTTTCAGCTGCTGATAAAATAAAAATATGGTTATTTCCTACAGTGATGAGTCTTTTAGCTGCTCTTATTTGGCATGATGTCAATGAAATAAGAACTGATGTAAAAGCTTTAATGGCTCAAAGTAGTGTAGATAAAACTAGAATAGACAATTTAGAAAGAATTGTTTATAATAATAAATCTACAGGCTTTTTAGACGCAAAAACGCCACCCAGTAAAGAAAAACCATTTAAAGATATGTGTTTTGAGTTTATTCTTATAAGACCAGAAGATTTAAACAAAGTAAAAAAAATTAAAACAAATTTAGTATGAATATAATGACTTTTAAACAATGGATAATAGACCTTTTTAAAGATGAAAGAGGGTCCACTTCTGTAAAACCAGTAGTTGCTTTATTATTAAGTCTTTGTTTAGGTGGTACATTAATAGCTAATAGCTTTAGTCATGGAGATATTAAACCTGCAGATAGTCTAGTAAATGCTGTTATAGTTGTTATTGTAGTGGCCATTGGTGGTGACACAGCTGACAAATACACAACTCTTAAAAAACAAATAAAAGATACAAATGAAAGTAATAGCTAATATATTAATAGTTTTTAGTTTTTTCTTCTTAGGACTTTTAATGAGAACAGGTTGTAATCCTAATAAAAAACAACTTCCACAAAAACCAGACACTGTAAAAATTACAGACACCCTTAGAGTGCCTTTTGATACAAGTTTTGGTAAGAAAGTCTTTATTAAAAAGACTATCCATGATACTATTCCTCCTCAATATTTAGCTGATACTTCCTACCCAAAACTTAAAGCTCAATATGATACACTTCTTAAACAATTTTTTGCTAAAAATATACAAGAAGACACTTTACCAATTGGAACTATTGGAGCTATTTCAATTCAAGATACGGTTCAGTATAATAAAATACAAAAACGAAATTATAAAGTTAGTTATGAAGTTCAAACTATAACTAATACAGTTACTATTACTAAACCAGCACCTCTTACTAATGCATTTTTTGTTGGTGGTGGTATAATTGGTAACAAAAAAGAACTACAATTGTTACAAGGAGGTTTTTTATACAAGACAAAAAAAGATAAAATGCTTGGTACAATTCTTTCTCTTAATCCTTCTGGTCAATTGTCTTATGGTGTACAATTTTACTATAAATTAAAATAATAAACTATGGATCCTAAACTTTTAAATTTTGTTGGTGCTTTATTAGTAATGCTGATCGGCTTCACTATGTTTTTCATGTTAATGTTTAACGAAATGCCCCAGTCTAATAGAGAACTTTTAATAGCATTTGTTTCAGCTCTTTTTGGAGCTGTAAGTGCCTCTCTTAAAAAAATCACTGGTGATGGTGAAGAAACTAAAAATCCTTAATACTTATGAAACTATCTGAACATTTAGACTTAGCTGAAGTTACTAGGAGTGACTCTGCTAAAAGAAATGGTATTCCTAACATGCCAACCCCTGAACACATTGAAAACTTTAAACTTCTTGCAGAAAAAGTATTTGAACCAATTAGAAAACATTTTGGTGTTCCTATTAATATTAGTTCTGGTTATAGAAGTAAAGAACTCAATGCTAAAATTGGTGGTAGTGCAACATCACAACATAGCTCTGGTGAAGCTATTGACATTGATATGGATGGGTCTGCTAATGGTGTCACTAACAGGATGGTTTTTGATTACATTAAAGACAATCTTGTATTTGACCAACTTATCTTTGAATTTGGTACTAAAGAAGCTCCAGATTGGGTTCACGTTTCTTATGAATCAACTGGTAAACAAAGAAAGCAAATTTTAAGAGCTGTTAAAACAGGTGGAAAAACTTCTTACGAACCATATAAAGCTTAACAAATGGCAAAAGTTACTAATGCAAACAAAGTATCCTTTGGTAAAAGGAAAGGTGGCAAAGCTGCTAAATCTAAAGGACCAAAAGATAAAAACATATCAAAGTATAGAGGTCAAGGTAAATAAAAGAAAGCCAGTGTAAAGAAAACACTGGCTTTTTTGTTTTTATTTAGCTTTTGCATGACCATATTTATCCACATCATAGATTTTATTTCCAGTAAAAATCACTAATTGATTTCTACTTTGGTATTCTTGCAAAGTTTGATGATTAAAATGATTAAATTTTGCTCCTTCTACACCTATAAAAAATGCTTTATCACAATATTCAGAACAATGGTCTTCTGCATCAGTTATTACTAATGCATTTATTCCTATATTTTTAATGTGATTAACAGTCACATTTAAGTTAGTGCCGCCACCGCCAGTTATCATAGATATACTTATTAAATCATTTTTACTTTTTTTAACACGAGTGTCAAATAAATAAACATCATTTAACATATCCATTTCTTTTAGTTTAGCAGCAATAGACTTTGCAAAATCTATTTTGGTTACAAATTTACCTTCTATATTTCTCACACCACAACCAGAATTCATAGAACCTGAAACATCAATATAAATATCTATTTTACCTACAGACTTTGAGTTTTTTATTAATACATCCTCTAAATGAATTTTTCTTAGTTTAGGATGTAGTAATTCAAAATCATCTAATCCAGCAATATTATCACTATTAAATAGATCTTCATAGACAGGTATTGTTTGAACAGAGAAAAAACTAATAGATTTATCTAATAATTTTTTAATTTTTTCTTTTAATGATGTCATGGACAATCTCACATTAGCCAAATTACCAGCTATTTTTCTCATATAATCAGGACTGATTTTAGATGCTTCTTCTCCACCAGATGAACGTAAAGCATCATCAAAAAGTCTATCTTGTATATCCTGATCAAAGTTTTCGTCCATCATTTTACATGTCTGTTGAGCATCATTCATAAGTCTGTCTAACATATTTTTTGATGTTCCTTTATCAAACATATCTTTAAGATCTTGATCTCCCTGACCGTTTGGATTATCACCTAAATCATTTTTAATTTTACTAGATGCATCTGGGTCTATATACTCCATTATAGTTAGCTGTAAAGCATAATACAACATCATATTTTTAGTAAATATAGATGATTTTAATGCAGCTCCCTCTGACATAATTTTACCCACTGGATTATTTGCCCTTTCTAAAAACTTATATTTAAACTGATTTTTATCATTTCTGGTTTCAAAATCAAGTTTATCTATTTTATTATAATACATTTTATAAATATCCTTTTGGATGTGATCAGGAAACTTTTTATAAGTTTCTCTCACTTTAGTATAAAACTTACCATAATCAGGTTTTTTATCTGCATCTATTTTTGCAAAATCTTTTGTTTTAGCAAAATTATTATACTCAGATTTTATTTGTTCTTGTGTAGAAAAAGCCCCTTCCACTATATTATCTAGCTTTCTTTCATCTATATAATGTAAATAAGGTTTAATTAAATCTTCTTTTTTATAAAATTGTATTTTACCAAAAAGACCATCATTCTCTTTATAATAACTTTTTATTTCCCCTTTCTTTACTTTTTCTAAAATAGTATAGACGTTTTTATATTGTTTTCCACTAGCCATTATTATATTTTTTAAAGAGAGGGATTTTTATTTCCCTCTCTTATTATTAAAAATTGTTTTTATACTTTTAAAACTATATAATGTCTGCTGGAGCACCTTGAGCATTTGGCACAGCGTCTAAGTCATTTAAAAGACTTTCAAAATCTTCTGATTTACTAGCACGGGCAGGATGATTTTGTAATAGATAGTTCATAGAAGTTTCTATTTCTTCCACTTGAGCTTCATCCATGATGTTACGGCTAGTATAAGTATTAATTAGACCCTCTATTTCTGCAATAGCAAGTTCTAACTGATCATTAGTAGTATAACTATGTAACATTTCCACTTTAGACATTACAGCTTTAACTTCTGGACTCATTAGCTTATTCTGTAATTCAGAACCAGCTGTTTGATTAATCATAATTTGAGCTGTTTTAACTAATGCTTTATCAATACTAATATCCCAAACATAACTTACAGCTTTAGCTAATTTAGGTACAAAAGTTAATGTACGATCTGAACTATGACTATAACCTATTTCAAGATATTTCTCTAGTTTATTAACTGGAATATTAATAGACTCTATCTCTGTATTAGATGGAACACCAATCTTAAAGTGTTCACGATAGTTTCTAGCACCCTTGTTGTAATATTTAACTAACTCTCCTGCAGATACACGGTTTACTGTCATTTTTAACATAAAACGATCCCAGAATGGAGAATCTGCTTCTTCTTTAGGAATTTCATTACATGTTGCTACAAACAGTTTCCACTTACAAGGAATTTTGTGTTTACCATTAAACAAGAACTTCTCATTCATTACACCTAACATGGCATTACGGATAGCTGAAGAAGCTTTATCCACCTCATTAATAATTACAATCTCAGCATCTGCAATTGGAGTGTTAAGATCATATTTATTATCAGTAAATAATTTACCAAGATCAGGCATACCTTTAATTTCTGATGCTTTAGTACCTTCATCAGTTTCTAAAATGTATATTTTATTTGCAAAATCTTCTGCAGTCATTTTACCGTCTTTATTTAGCCATGCTTTAGCATATTCTATAACAGTTTTAGTTTTAGCCACTCCAGGTGCTCCAACTAACAAACAAGGAAGTCCAGTGGACTCTGCTAATGCTAACATTTTAAATACTTCTTCTTTATTAATTAAAGAAGTTTCAATCACTCGCACGTCTTGTGCTACTTTTTTTACTACTTGTCTAGATTTTGACATTTGTTTTGTTTTTGTGTGTGTTATTATTTGTTTACTTTTTAATAATTTAAAAGATCCTTCAGAATAAAATCCACTAAATCCTGGTCCAAATGATGGATAAGTGGTATATCCTAAATCTCTATAATCATTAAATACCACTTGTTCAGTATAATATCCTAATGATGTTATTGTTGCTATTTTGCCTATATGATCAGGATTTATTCCAAGACCTGCTTTAACAACTTTTACAGTGTCTCCTATTTTAAATCTATGCTGTAAAGACATTATATAAGAATTAAAGATTTGCAAAAAGCTCAGCAGCGTTATTAGTTTCTTCAACTTTAACTTTTTCTACTTCTACTGGTTTTGTTTTATTTTGATCTTTTTCTTCCACTTTAAAAATAGTAACTTTTGTTTTAACTCCTTGTAAAACAGGTAGTTTACGTATCACTTTAATTTGATATGGGTTTGCTGAATACTTTTCTTCTATAGAACCATAACCAAGGTCATCTTTTTTTAACCATGTAAGACCACTGTGTAAATCTGCAATAAGATCTTCTGCTACAATACTACGTTCAGTTACTTCTACTTCTTCTGTGTTTACTTCTACGTTGTTAATTTTCATTTTGATTTTTATTTTTGGTTACCAATTAATTGTAAATTCTTTTCCGTTTTGTTCTGTTATAATCTTATTTGTTTCTGCAAATACATCTTCACAATTCCAAATTGTCTTTGTATAAGCAGCAGATGCTGGATGAGATGCTTTTAGAATATGATGACTTTCACCATCAATAACATCTTCTAATTCTTGGGCTGCTTTACCTAATAGTATAAAAACAATACCTTTATCTGTAAAATTAATAACGTCTATTACATACATAATAAAGTCTTTCCATATACTAGCATGAGAACCCACTTTATCTATTTCACAAGAAAGAGCTGAGTTTAATAATAAAACACCTTGATTAGCCCATCTGGTAAGATCTGGATCACGTTCTGATGGTACTCCTTCATTAAGTGTAAGATCTAATGCTTCAAATATATTTTTTAAACTAGGTTGAGGTTTACCTGTTAAACCACAACTAAAAGCAAGACCGTCAGCTACACCAAAGTGAGGATAGGGATCTTGTCCAATTACAACCACTTTTAAATCTTTTATAGGACATTCCTCAAAAGCTCTAAACATGTGTTTTAATGGTGGTGTAAATCTTTTACCCTCATTTCTAAGATTGTATAATGTACTAAGGATTTTATCAAAATCTGAAGTTTGTACAAATCCTTTTAATTTATTAGCCCAACCTGATGGTTTAAGCTTTTCTATAAGTTTTAATTTAATTTCTTCAAGATCTACTGAAGTTGTCATAAATAGTATTTATATTTGTAAAAATATATTGTATGAGTGAGAAAAAATTAACATATATTGGTATTAAGAAAGATACCACTTTTCCTATTACAGTTGGAGGAAACACTTTAATTAATCTTCAAAAACTATTATTATTTTTAATAGCTGATAAATCTGAAGAAGAAATAAAGATTGCTCAAGAAAAAATTATGCAACAAAAATATGATGAAGAATGGTATGAGCATGTAGCATTTATTTCTTTTATGATAAATGCTATGGAAACTGAGGCTCATAAATTAGGACTCACTGTAGAAGAAGATTTATCAGATCCTAACTTAGGGCAAAATTAACTTCTTGTCCAATCTCTATAGCAGCTTGTATAGCTAAAGATAATTCATCTCTAGAACAATCTGCAAAAGACTTAGCTAAAAAATATTCCTTTCCTGCCACAGACCGAGCTATACAAAGACCAGCTCGGTCTTTTATTAATATCTTCATATTCTCCACTGTTTCTCCCACATGCATAGCTAAATGTTTTATCATAACATGTAATTTAGCCAGCTGAGGAAGTGTACCATCATCATGTGTCACTTCATAGAATACTTCTACAATAGAACCATCTTTAATATGATTAACAAATAGTTCAAATTGTTTAGATTGACTTAAAGTGGAAAATTTTAAATCTCCATCTTTTTTAATGTACTTTCCTGTAAAATGTTGTTCCATTATTCTTTATTTTTAGCTGAATGTACTTTGATTTTTTTAGAATCAAAATCTTTAATAGCTTCTGTAATCCACTTTTCATCCACTGTATCCTCATAACATAAAATATGCACTACAGCTAATTCGCCTGGACTAAGTCTTAAAGTTCTACCAAGTTTTTGGGCAAACTTTCTTTCATTACCAAACGAATGTAAAATAATAGAAGCTCTTAAATTTGGAATGTTTACACCTTCATTTAATTGTTGAACACAAGATAATAAATCTATTTCTCCTTTTTTAAATTTATCTAGATTAATTTCTGAGTTTGGATTTTTACTATGATAGGAGTGTTTAGACATTCTATCAGCTTGTTCTTGAGTGTTGCAGAACAAAAGACACTTATCATCTATTTGTTTTAATAGATTTAATGCATAGTTTTCTTTAGTTTTAAAGTCCATTAATGCACGCATTCTCATTAAAGATGTAATTTGTTTTTGTTTCATACCTGCACTTTCTCTAAAACGCTTAGTCCAATACTCATAATGATTAGATTCTGATGTAAAAAAAGTTTTTTGGGTTTTTAAAACAACAGGAATATCGCTCACTTGAGAAAGAGGCATTTTATGTATTACAATTCTATAATCATTTAATATTTCGTTGTCAATAGCGTCATCTGTTAAATAACTAAATACAACAGGACAATATTTATTTACAAGAATTCCTTTTTCAGAGTTATTATATCTAGGAGGAGTACCAGTGAGACCTAATATTCTACCAGAATATTCTTCTAAAAAAGCTTCACTACTTGGTAGTATAGAATGACATTCATCTAAGACTAAAATATCATAATATTTAGGATTTTGCTTTGGTAAAGATAGATAAGTGGTAAAACTTATATTATCACTAGATATTTTAAATTTTTTTGCATCATCAGTCCAACTTGTAAAAATAGAAAGCTTAGGGGCTACAACTAACACTTTTAGTTTAAACATATTAGATTTTTGTAAATGCTCTATATATTTAAGACCTAAAAGTGTTTTACCTACACCCATTGAAATTGCTGCTGTACAACGTTGATGCTTTAAGATTTTATCTAAAGCTTCTTTTTGTATTTCATCTTTAGTTAACATTATTAATTTATTTTAATCCGTATTGTTTCCTGTGTTTTAAAATTTTATTTTTATCTTCTAAACAATCATCATAACAACCAGTAGTTAGATAATCAGGTTTTCCTGACATATTCCATTGTCTAAAATTAATCATTGTTAAATCTTTTAAAAGATAATAAGTCTTTCCCACTGTACTAAACATTTTAACTTTAGCATTAACGTGTTCTAATTGTTTTGCACCATGATTTAAAGATCTAACCATCTTTAAATGAGCTGTGCAATTTGAATTTCCGATTTTAAATGACATATATTATTTTTTTTTATTGTTTTCAAACCATTCTGGAATATCTGCTAATACAATATCTGAATGATCTATTAATACTTTATCTAATAAAAGTTTAAGTTCTTCTTCACTATACATTTTTTCTTGTCTTTTAAGAAGTATGGCTATACCTTTTTCTAAAGTTTGAATAGCATCGTCTTTAAAAAACAATTCAGCTTGACATTTAGTAAATAAAATATGACTTTCTACAATTCCTTCTTTACTTGCATGAATGTCTGGGTAAGACTCATCACCACAAATTTGTTTAGTAAATCTATTATTTACCCATATTTCAGCAGCTTCTTCTAATGTTTCTTGTTTACTATTATTAAGAAATTCTTCAACTGTTGGACCCACTTTATCAGATTCAGCACTTTTTTCCCACTCTTCTAATAACTTCTCTCTTGGAGTATTTTCAAAATGCTTTTTTAAATCTTCATAAAAGTTAGAAGATTGTTTAGGTTCTTCTTGTGGGATGATGATTTTGTAAACAGAAATCCAAATGTATTTATGTTTTGTTGGTTTTAATTCTTCAGGATTTATCCATTTCTGACAACCTTCATCTTCAACCTCAATACTTTCACAATTTGGATTCTTTACAAACCATTCTAAAAACTCATCATCAATAGCTTGTACACCATCTTTGATTAAATCGGGGTCTGTTGTAAGGATGATTCTTTTGCAGAAATGTGGATTTGGCTTAAACGTATGTTTAGTTATAATATGAACATCTCCTACTGGGTCTCTATGATAAAAAGCTCCACTATCAAATATAGAACTATCATAAGGTAATTTTTCATCAGAAGTTATGTAAATGTGTTGGTTAATTGTATGACCACCTGAATTTTGCAAGATACTATCTAAGTGTAATTGACCATTATTAGAGTATAACCTACTTGGTTTATCTGTTGGTATTAAATAAATATTTTTCATATTATTTTGATTTAACTATTTCAATAAGTTTAACAAGACAAGCTAATTCAGCTTCTTCGTAGGTCCCAACCTCCCAATCTGCAAATAATTCAGTTCTTGTCCCATTAATAAAATTAATAATGACAAAACCAGTTACTTCTTTTCTATCATCATTCGTTTGTCCATAACTTCCATAAATTTTATACTTCTCTCTAAAAAACCTAAATGCTTGTGAGAATGTGGGAATACCAAAAGGTTTTGTAGGTAAATCGGTTTCTCGATGAACCTTATAACCATTACCTACATGTATAGTGTTAGGATACTCTAAAGTTGCCCAAGCCAAACAAGGTTTATCAAACCCAATTGACTTTAATTCTAATGCTTGTTCATATGATACAAATTCTTTATTCATTTTTTAATCTTGATTCAGACAAACCTAATTCTTTAGCTTCTTCAGGATTTTCCTCGACAAAACGGTGACAATTACGACATAATGCTTTCCACTTGGAAATATTAAGATAATTATCTCCTATTCTTCCAGCGGAGTGATGTACATCAGTTGCTTCTCCACTACATCCCACTAATTTAGCTTGACAATTAGGATTTGCTATTAAAAATAATTTTCTTTTTTTAGAATACTCATCCATTTCTACCTGCCTCTTTTTAGAGACAGGAGAAATAGATTTAGGTTTTTCCATAGAATACCAGCATTCTTTGCAGTACTTTTCTTTTCCTGAGCTTTTCCATATGTGTTTAGGTTGTTCACATCCTGCACATTTTTTTAGTTTAGATTGTATCATGTTAATTGAAAAAAGTTATTAGTAATTAAATGAGATTTAATTAATCTTTCAACTATCATTACAGGAGTTATTTTTAACTCTTTAAATGAAAGTGTATTAATATATGTACGATCACATTCGTTTTCATTACACATTTGTTTTACAACTTTAGAATTAGGAAATAATTTAATTAAAAACCCATTCATTTGGTTGTTTACAATCTCTTGTTTATACAAATTTAAGTTTTCTTGCACTTGAATTTGTGTATTTTCTATTTTAAACTTTTTATTTTTTGACATAGTTTTGATTTCATCTTCACTATATACATTTAAACCATAAAGAGCCTCAGCATAAACTTTTTGCTGAACATTGTTAAACACTGGAGAATCAAATTTTTGATAATATCTACTGTTATTATATAATGGTTTTTCATTATATTTTACAAACTGATGTTTGTTTGTATCTCTAAATGATATAATTACACCTTTAGAGTTGGCAGAAGCTGTTTTATGTTGATTACTTTGTATCATAATGATTACATTTAATTGTTTAAAATAAAAAAAGCCTGGCTTTTACACCAGGCTTTTAAGTCTATAATTCAACTATTTCTTTCTTAACTTTCAAAACACTCATTTGTTTTTGAGCAGCTTGAACACTTCTAATATCATCACCATTATTATGCATAATTAACTGGTCTTGAGCAGACTCGTTAGTTGTATAAAAACTCTGACGATAAATAGGTTGATCATCTAAAGTACAAGGAATACCTGTACTACCAGCAATTTTAAGATCACGGTCTGGATTTTCTGTATTAAATGGAGTTAAAGACTCAATAATAATAATTTTGCCTGTTAATTCCATACCTTCTTGAAAATCTACATTTTCTAAATCTTTTACAAGACCCTTAATAAATGCTGATCTTTTAGATAGTCTTAACCATCCTTGATCATTAATGTGTTTAGACTCTTGTTCTACACGAATATAGCCATACTCTGGGCTATTTTGATAAACACCGATAATATTACCATGTTTATCTGCTGTCACTTTAACTTTTGACATTTTTTTGGTTTTTATTGTGAAAAAAAATCCCCTTAGATTTCTAAGGGGACATTAAATTTAAATCTTTATTTTATTCTTCTATAAGATCTTTATCAACATCTAAATCAGTTAATTTGTCTATTTCAGGTGTTATATCTGGTGAGATTTCCTCTTCATCATTAGAAGAAGCTTGTTCTCTTTTTTTAAGAATAGAACCAAACCACGGATCTTCTAGAGTGTCACCATAATTATAAGCTATTAGGTATTCTAGCTCTTCATCTGACATCTCTAAATATTGTTCAGTGCTTATTTCAATAACTTTACCTGTAGGAAGTTGATATAACATATTAGTAATATAATAATATAAAACTAACATATAATTATCAATTATCATACAAATAATAAATAAAGACTGGATTATAGAGCTATAAATTAATTTGATTTTCTATTTTGCATATTATAAATCTTCCTTTTCCAATATGCATTAGTGTTATTTATAACTTTTTGCTGATCTTTTAACTTTTCCTTTAGATGTAACACTTCTTTACTAAGATGATTTATAATTTCATCCTTTTTAAAAAAGTTTTTTATATTATTTATTAGTTGCATCCTCTATTCTTTTATATAAATTATTAAATATGCCTGCTGAGTTAGTATCAATAAAACTATTTGCTTGACTTAATTCTTCATCAAGCTGTAAATCAATTTTAGATACTAAATTACCCTTTTCATTCACTTCTTTACCAAGCCTTTTAATATCAAAAATTTGAGTTTCTTTAAAATCTTTTCCTTCAAAAATAACAACTAAAGCTTCTTTATCAATTGGTATTTCTCTCCAATTTTTTAAATCATCTTCATCAGTTGCTTCTTTATCCACTGTTCTAACCCAAGCTTCAGCTGCCCAAACTACATAATTAATAGTACATATTTTGTTAGCTTCAGCGATTACTTCTGGAAAAATGTTGTTTAGAAAATTAATTTTTGTTTTATCACTTTCTAAAATTTCAGCAGTTAAAGGAATATGAATAATTATAACCTTTTCTTCATTTTCTTTTTTTCCTATTAAAGAAATTTGAGCTGCTATAGAACCCATCATTGTAAACATTTCTTTTAAAGAGTCTACATACTCTTCTTTTATTGTATTATATTTTTCTGTCATAATTATAAAATTAAATCTAAATTATCTTTAAATATGTTATGGGTTACTGCTACTGGTTCTAAGAGTAAGATTTTTTTATTAATCTCATTTTCTTTTTCTTGATTTTTAGATTCTTTTCCAGCTAATCTAGATAAAGAACTTTGTGATTTTAAATCATTTTCTACTACAATAGTATTAGATGAAACAATATCTACAATTACACCAAAAAGTTTTCTACCAGCGTAAAAGTGTTCTCCAATTGTATAATCATTAAAATAATTATGAGAAACTCTAGTGGCATTAAATAAAAGTTTCTTTTGACCATCTATAACTTCATAAACATTAAAAATGTCACTAGTATCACCATTAACATTAAATATTAATTTAAAGTTATCTGTACTTTCGTCATGAATATTTACTTCTTCAATAATGGCTTTTACTATATCCATTGTGATTATTGGACGTTCACTGATAAATTTAATAACATCTTGTCTAAAAAATTTATTAATTAAAAGATCATCAACAACTTCAATTATAACATTAAGTTCTAAGTCATTAAATGTTTTTACATAACGTATTCTAGAAGGTCTTTGTAATAAATTTTTTTCTATTCTAATATGATTGGTTGTTAATAAAAACAAAATTCTATTATTAGTTTTTAACACACCATCCATTATAGTTAGTAAAGAATTATCATGTTCATCATAGATTTTTTCAAATTCATCTATAAAAACAATTATGTCCTGTTGTATTTCATTTAAAAGTGATGCAAACCCTTGATAAGCTTCAGAAACAATTATTACAGGAAGATTTAATTTATTACAAATTAATTCAGCTGTGATAGTTTTACCTGTACCTCTTAAACCATTTAATAATACACCAAAATTACCCTTTGTGTTATTATAAGATTTAACCACTCTGTCTATAAAAGGTTGTTCACATCCATATATTTTATATGGAAATGTAAAACAATCTTGAGTTTTTGATAAATATAACACTCCTGTTTGTTCATTAAAACATAATTTATAAATTGCAGGTGGTAAATCTATAATTTGATCAGTTACATCAGATAAGATGTAATTATTTTGTCTTTTATTCCAAACTTTATTCATAATATTAATCCCACCAATGGGATGATTTTTGTTTTAAAATTTCAAATATTAAATTTCTACATCTTTCTTGATTATAAACACCTATAAAAGTAGCTAATATTCTGTTGTTGACTACTCCTTCTAAATTATACTTAGCTTTTACTCTTGGGATAAGTTTTTTATACTTATTAATGTATTCATCTAATTTATCCTGTACAACTGCCTGATCAAAATATTCTGTAGTTATGCGTTTTTCTTCATGAAATTGTCTAAAATCTAATTTAGTGTAGTCCATATAGTCATCATTCTCATAATAACTCTCATGTTCTCTTTCAATAAGATTTAATGTGACTGTCATCCAAAAGTTATCTTTATCTACACTTGTGTGTCTGTTATGACTCACTATATAATGTCTTTGAAGTTCAATCTTCTTTTGTAGTATTTTAGTAATGTAATAATCATCCCAATGTCTATCATTCCAGATAGTTGGTAACCAATCAATAAGATTGGTTACACTATCTACAAATCTACAAAACCAACGGGGGGAAAATCTTCTCCATGTTTTTCTACCAAATACTGAGTCTTCTGGTAATTCTAATTTTTTATAAATTTTCATAGATTAATCTTGAAATTCTGTTTTTACAACTTTATTAATAATAGTGCTCACTTGCTCTACTAATTTATTATTGTCAGTCACTACAGTGTGGTAATTATAAATATTTTTTACATTATACTCTAAACCAACACCAATAGTTACAAAACCATCTCGTTTACATTTTTCTATAATTCTTTTCATATCATCAATAGCTGATTGACCCCCATAAGCTTTACCAGAAGGTTCACCATCACTAATAGATATAAAAATAATATTATCATCTGTAAAACTTCTTACTTTTTCATACACTAAATCAATTACAGGACCATCATAATTTTCACAATAATAATTGCCATCTGTTTGATTTTTAATTGTATATTCAAAATCTTGATTAAATGGATCATGATAAACTCTTATTTCTGGATGATCTTCTCCACTATGACCATAAAAAAACATTTTTTCTTTAGGAAGAATTTCAGAAAAAGCTTTATAAAGCACTTTAAATAAATGATGCTGATAATATTGATTAGATCCTTGCATAGAACCACTCTCATCTCCTAAAATACACACACTAAATGGTTTAGTAGATTGGTTTTCCTCTATTTTATAATAAACATGTGTATTACCAGCAGGAATCTCTCCTATTTTGCTACTATTTAATTTACCTGTTTTTAGATTGGGAACTATATCTTTTTTAGGATCAAAAGAAATATCTAAAAGTCTTACTAAATGATTTGCTTGAGCTATACACTTTTGATCAAAATGAATAGGAATATCAAATTTATTCATTTTTTGGAAAACTCCATTCTCTTTTAGTTTACCAGCTCTATCATCATCATATTTAATACTACTTCCAAATGAAAAACTAGATTTTCTAATTTTAATTTCATTTAAAGCTGGTTTAACTTTAGATAGAGCATCTCTTAAAGGGTTATCAGATTCACCTTCTTTTTTATCTTTTTTAGGAATTTCTATAAAAAACTGCGTGTCTGCTAAAAAATCTTGATAATTAATAAATAAAGATGAAAGATCTGGATCATGAGAAAGAATTTCTAAACATGCTTTAATATTGTTTTTTGGAATATATAAATATTCTTTTTCATATAATCCAAAAAAGCTTTCTTTTTTAATCTCCATTCCTCTATAATAAAAGAAAGCTTCAGCTCCATTACCATACTCTGATTTTTGATTTAACTTTAATAAAAATAATTTTATTAATTTAGTTTTTGTATAGTAAGAAAGTCCTTCAACAGGATCTTCTGGTTCTTTCCAATCTATCTCTAAAGGAACATAAACATCTGGATGATCCCATAAAACTTTACTAAAACCACCAAAGTACGAGGTTTCCCACCCCGTACTTGATTTTGAATAATAAGCCATTTAATACTATTTAGCTGTATTTAATATTGTTTCTAACGCTTTTAAACCATCTGGTCCGCCAATACCTTTACAAATAATATAAAAACTATCATAAAGTGTGAAACCGTCTTCTACTAAAGCAGCAATAAGTTTTAAATGTCTAATAGATAGATTAAAACCAATAACAAACTCATCATGAGCATTATTAATTTTAGTATACACATCTACCATTTTAGCTATTACAAGAGGATCCATTTTTGGATTTTGAATAGTTATAGCTTTAGTGACATCTTCACTTGTTAATGGATCAATTTCTACTAACATAAATCTATCCATAAGAGCTCTATCTAACTTGTGAGTTCCTGTATACTGACCACCTAAGTTTGCTGTAGCAAAGAAAACACATTCTGGATGCACTTTGATTGGAGCAGCATCTTCAAAACAATATTCCATAGGTAGTTCTCTACGAAAATCTAAACAAGGAAATAATAGATTATTTGCTGTAGCACTAGCTCTTGACAATTCATCCAATAGTATAATACCTGGTTTTTGGATCATTTCACTAAAACGTGATTTTACAAATGTACTTGTGGTTTTGCCGTCTTCCATTTTTATAATATGAGTTCCTACAAGACTCATAATTGGGTCACTCATAGTACCCATGTCAAAAATTGTTAGAGGTAGATTTTTAATTTTAGCTAAATTAGAAACTAACTCTGTTTTACCTACACCAGTAGGTCCTAATAATAATGTACTTACATTTTTATCTACATTTCTTTCTACAACTGCTAAAAGCCCTTTTGAAACTCTATAATAACCATTAATAGTTTTATAACTACCTCCAGTAAACTCTGGTTTTTTTACTGTTTTTCTGTCTTCTTTAACAGATTTTTTACTACTTTCTTCGATTGACTTTTTTAACTCTTCTACAAGACTTTCTGTAGTTAAACCTAGATTTTCCATTGTTGATTTTGTTGACATTTTTCTTTTTAGATTTTTATGATTAATAGAATAAAAACAAGTCCCAGTATAAAAATACCAGGACTTTATCCGCACAAACAATTCCCATTTATTCCTGGGTCTTGGTGACTATAACAAGAATCGAACTTGTTTAAATACCTTTTAGTCAAAAAAAAAGGAAGAACTTTTACATTCTCCCTTTTGTAATCTATATTGTTTTTATTTTTTTTTAGAATCTTTCTAATAAGATTCTTTCAGCAAAATCTAATGCTTTTTCTAATCCTTCCACTACTTGATAAGCATCAAACTCATTTTGCACACTGTACGGAACAGCTGATTGAGCAGCAATTAATTCACGTCTAGCTGCTGCTAAGTCTTTTTTGGTGGTAGCTACTGTTACTTCCAAATCTGACTTTGCAATCTGAACTTTTAAGTCCAGCTCCTCCGCTTCTAACTGTTGTTGGGATTTTGATATGAGGTCTTTGTACTTTAATACCTCGTTCATTCTGTCTTTCAATATTACTGTTTCCTTCTGTGTTTTTGTTGTTGCTACTGCCATTTTGATTTGTGTTTATTGGTTTATTAATAATTGCTGTGTATTCTTTTGTATCAGAATTGTATAACCACCTTCTTAACTCAGGAGAACTAATATTACCATTATAATCTCCATTGTACTCTTTAATACCATTATATACTTCGTCAGTTATCCTTTCTGTACGTTTTATTTCATTTATTTCGGTTTTTACATCTGTACCTACTGGAAACATTTGCTTACATACTTCTAATGGAGATAGTTCTTTTTTAGGTATATCATTTATATTTTTTCCACCATTATTGTAAAAAGTTATCTCTTCTGGTGTGGCTAGTCTCCATGATGATTTATCTGCTGATGATCTAGATTTTGTATAAAATAAGTCATCTTTTTCACTAGCTGGTAAAACTCTAAAAATATCTCCTATTTTTCTAGCACCACCAACATCTCTTAATGAAACCACTGTATCTCCTATATATATTCCTGGAAATACTACCATTCTTTCTATTTTCTTTTTTTCTTCTGTAATAAACTTAGGCATACCATATTCATAAAAAGTATCAAAAGATATTAGAGGACCAGAATTGTCCATACCTGTATGAAATTTTTTCTCACTACCATAAATAAATAAGTAATTATCATGATCTGAACAATCATGATTAAGTTTCCATCCTTGGGAAATAAACCAGTTTACAGCATGTTCCATATGCTCTTTACTGGGAAGATTAAAAGATTTAGCAGTTGGAATAGGTTTGAATTTATTACTAAGTTCAGCGCATACACCTTCTTTTACAGGAACATCAGTACATTCAGCCCATACACCATTATTATAAACAAGTCCTTCATCTTCTTTTAAAGCAATCATTTTTTTATCATACCAATATGGATAGTCATATTTAATATTTTTATGATGACTTCCTATTGTATCAATATAAGAACATCCACTTGGAAATCTTTCCATAGCGTCTTGAAGAAGCGCATCTTTATAATTCTCAAAATAAAGATCATACATCCCATGATCTCCTATACGATAACCATCTTTAGATCCATTTTCCCATAATACTGTTACCCAACCATTTTTTAAGTTTTCTATTATAACACCTGTTTTTCCTCCTCCATCTTGATTTCCATAAACCCAATCTTTCCCTCTTATCACTTTAGCCCCACTTATGGGGTATTTCACGGATATTATTGTGCTCATGCTGTTTCATTTACGCAGTCAAAAATATGTTGTATTCTCATATTCCAATATTTTCTACTATGTACTGGATACCAATGTCTTCCCATTGGATCTTTTTTCCATAATCTTGGGGCTTTATTATATAATTCTGGTAAAAATAATTCTAAAAAGTAAACATTATTATAATTCCATTTTGCATGTAATTTTTTAACTTTACTATTTGATTTATAGTTGTCAAATATTACACGATGTATATAATGACATATTCCTTGACTAAGATTTGGATCTTTTACTGTAAAATCTAATAGTCTTTTGTAAAATTTGTGTCTATCTTTTTTTGTTAATTTTGTCATATTATAAGATTTTAATGTTTAAAAAATAGCGGTGTATGTTGGGACTCGAACCCAAATTTCATCCTCCCGTAGATGCGTACTAGCCTTTATACTACAAACACCTTTGTGTTTAAGGTACACAATTGGAAACCTATTTATTCAAATATTTTACTAAGCTTAGAAATAACATTGTTATTTTCTGCTTCTTGTATAGACAAAACATTTAACTCAGATTGAATTTTAGCTTTTTGAGCTTTCTTTTCTTCAGCCAATGTTTGAATGTCTTCATTTACTAGTCTTAACTCCTCCATTGTTTTACTAAAAATATTAGTAATATTTTTAGAACGTTTTTGGAGCATTTCTAAGGTTCTTTCTGTAGATTGTTGAAAAAGATTCATAAGTTTTATTTTGGCAAATTTAATAAAACATTACCATTTTACTGGAACTTCTCCATAATTATCTTATTTTTGTATTATGGAAAATAAATATGTTGTGTATTTACATTATACAAAAGATAATAATAAAGTTTTTTACGTGGGTGAGGGAACAATACGTAGATCAAAAACACGTTCTGGTCGAAATATTTATTGGCAGCGTGTTGTAGCAAAACATGGTTTTACTGTTAAAATAATAGCCAATAATCTTACTAAAATTGAAGCTCTAAAACTAGAAAAGTTAACAATTAAAGGCTTAAAACGTACTGGGTACAATCTTACAAATTTAATAAATTCTTCAATTGGAAATAATAATATTGGTAAAAAAAATCCTAAATTAAAAGAATGGAATATTAAACATTCTGGAAAATTACACCCAATGTATGGAACTAAACGTCCAGATACTGCTCTTAGAAATAAATTAACTGCGTCAACTCGTAAAAGAACTTTTAAACCAGTTAGATGTATTGAGACAGGTTTAGAGTTTCCTTCTTTAATTTCCGCAGTAAAATATTGTGGAAGAAAAAAACATCATAATTTATCTGAACATCTAACTGGTAAAAGAAAAACTGCTTTTGGTTTTACATGGGAGTTTATTAACGTTTTGAATCAAGGTTAATTAGTAAACCCCCTCCTGATCCAGAAACTACTTGAGGTACTCCTCCTGACCATTTTTGTACTTTTAAATAATCAATATATAACGGTGTTAAATATTGTTGTTCTTTTTTAACAGCTTCAGCTCTACCAGCAGCTGCAATTACAGCTTGTGCAGAATCACCTTTAGCTGTAGCTATTTTAGTCTGAGCTTGAGCTTCAGCTACTAACTTTTGTTGGATAGCACTTTGAGCTTCTTGTACAGCTTTAGTTTTTGCATTAATAGCTTCTGTAATTTCTTTTGGAGGAAGAATATTAGTTCTTAATTGACTTACATTAAACCATTTAGAAACTCTTTTATTACATTCTTTTACTATATCAGACTCAAACTCAGCTCTGTGGTTAAAAATAGAATCCACTGTATATAAATTAGCTACGTCATTAACTGCTCCAATAATAGCATTTTTTAACCATGTATCTCTGATATCATCTACGTCTTTCTTTAGAGATTGATACATATCAGCTGCATTAGCTGCATTTACACTCCAGTTAAAACTTGGTTTAATTATTGCTTGAAATCCACCTTTTGTAATAATAGATGTTTCTTCATAATCAATGTGTTGTTGTGTAGTGGGATATTCTTTAATTCTACTCAACCATGAGTTGTAAAATACCCATCCCGTAACATATACAGTCTTAGATACTCCACGCTCATCACCCGTGTTATTCACTTTAAGTCCTACATTACCCACATCAATCCTTTCAACACTTATTGGATTGATTATAGTAATAACAAAACTTCCTACAATCACTGCTAAAAGAATTAACAGTTTCTTGTCATTAAAACCTTTGTTAACATCTCCAAATCTGTCTTTTGTTTCAACAGAATAAGAACCCTTAAAAACTCCAAAAATTGCACCCAGTATTAAAAAGGATGCTACTAAAACTAAAAAACTAATCATTGTTTTTAATTATATTGGTTATTAAATAAAATACAAATTTACCTAAATGGATTACTAAAAAAATCCATAAAAACATTAATAATGATATTGCCACTCCTGTTAATAAGAGATCATTATTTTTAGAAGCAAAATCTCCTAAATAATATATTAAAACTAATGTTAATATAAAATGAAAGAATAATAAAATACTTTTTTTAATCATAATATAAAGTTTATTACACATATCTTAGGGACTGCATTTCTAAGTTAGTACACATCATTACTACTTTCTTTATAAACGCATTCATTTCTGAATCTAGTCAATATAGATTTCATTCTGTGTCTTATAATTAATACTATACAGGCTCCTAAGATCATGTAAAAAGTTCAGTATCACGGCCCCCCTTGTTTATGGCTAATCTTATCATAAACATAAATTTATATAAAAGTAGGATAAACAGATGGGGGCGTGACACTATTAAATTCTTTGTTTTAAGATGGAAAGCTCTTTATTTATACGCTCCACATCTTTATCAGTTAAAGGAATATTACTAAGTGTCTGATCAGATTTTTTAGGAGCTTTCATTCCTTTCTTTAACTGATTTTCCAGACGTTCTATAACTCTTTCTCTTCTAGACTTTGCTTGAGGTGTACCATTAAAACTTTTAGTTGATTTATTACTCACTGTTTATATAGTTTTATTTTAATAATATTGTTGTATGACTTTTACCAATTCCATTGGAATAACGAGATATTACACCTGCCACCATTAAAGATTTAATACTTCTTTTAACTGTAGAAGGTGTAATATTTAAATCAGCTGCTATTCTATTAACAGATACAAATAATGAGTTAGATTCACTATCTGCATAAAGAGATAGATATGCATAAACTGCTTTATCCCTTAATGAAATAGCTGGATCTTTTATAACCAAAGAGGAAACTTGACCAAAGCCATCTTTCAATCTTGGATTTTTACTCATTATTTAATGATTTATTCTTCATCAGAATTTAAAAGAATGTTGTTAAGCATAGAATCAACTTCTTTAGTTGATTCTTTTACATAATCTAATAACTCTTGATCTTTATAATTTTCAGCTAAAATCTTTAAATAATCTGTAAAATTATGTTTTGATTTAATTATAAAATCAACACGTTTTAATAAAGTGAATGGATCTAATTTATTAATAGGAAGTTCATTTTTATTAGATAAATTAAATAAAGAATCATCATCGTCATCATCGTCATCAGATTTTCTAGTAATTTCTAAATGATCTCCAAACTTTTCTTTAAGTTCACCAAGCATCTTTAACATATTAATAGCAGTTTTTTCTTCTTCACTCATTTCATCATTAATCTGAGCAAGATGAGCGTTTATAGTTTGTAAAGAAAGCTTATGAAAATTATTAAACATTAATAGAGTGTAAGCATATTCTTCTTCAGAATTTACTAACTTCATACATCTTTCAAGATCTCCAGTTGCTGTTCTCATTTCTCTTGGAGCATCTTTTTTATTTTCACCATAAAGATTATTTAAAACAAGAGCATTAACCATAGTAACAAAAAATATTCTTTCTCTTGATACCATAATTAATACATCTTTTATACCTAATGCTCTGTTAAACATTGCTTCTTCATGTTTATAACAGTTTGTTTTTAAATACATAATATTTAATTTAAAAAGATTAAAAAATGCGTAAAGGGGAGTATAGAAATACTCCCCTACGACTTTAAATTATGAAAACAAATTTATAACGTCTTAGTTATTTCAGACGCAATACGTTTAACAAATTGATCTGCTGTTTCTCCATCATTAGATGTAAACCCTTCTATAATAATTTTATTATATACAGATTCATATGTTGGAATAACACCAGTGTGACTAATGTTTACTGAACAAGTTGAATAATGAAAGTCAACAAATGTTTTAGGATACTTATCTCTTAAAATATTTATTTTGTTACTTATTTCACCTTTTAGTTTAGCTTGTTGTTGAGCTAATTTCTCTAATTCTTTATAAACTTTATCTTTTTTATAAGCTGCATCTTTTTTTGCTCTAATGTCTGTAGCTTGTAATTTAATGTTAGTTAAGACTTCTGTTGCTAAAGCTTTTGCAATTGTAGGCGTAATTTTTGTGGCCATGATAATACGTTTTTTTGATTGTTATTTCTTTTTGATTTAAACAAAAAATTGTTTTTACATTCTTGAATGTCAATGTATTTAATATTATTACCAACTTGTACTTCTATTATTGTAGAACCTACATTAGTAAATCCACTAACATTAAATTTTTTAAACCACTCTTCTAGGCTTAATTCTCTTTCAGTTTTAGTCATCAGAATTGTTTTTTTGGTCTCTAAAATTTTTAAATCTTTTAATAACTTCTTCTGGTCCACCTTTAGCAATTGCTATTTCCTTAGAAAGCAACATTGAACAAAACATAGACAGTTCTTTTGTAGCTCCTATGTTTTCAGGATTTTCTATAACTTTTTCAGCTGCTTCTTTAATTTTTTTAGCCAATTCTTCAACGGGCATACTAGCAGCTAGCATGATGATTAACTCCTCCATAATTGTTTTTTTTTTAAAAGGTTGAATAAGATTTTTTCTTTACTACATATCTGCATCCAGTTTTAGGTGCAGAACAAGATGTTATGCTAAATATAGCCCAAGCTAATAAAGCTGTATATAAAGCTAAAATGATTAGTGATTCTTTATTTTTCTTCATTTACTAGTTTTTTAATAGATAATCTTTTTGGAAAGTTTTCATCTTTAGCAATTCTAAATATTTCTCTTTCAGAAATACCAGTTATTTTAGATATTTTAGTGATAGATTTAAACTTAATTATATCCATCCAACATTTTTTTATAATGCCCACTTTCATATCTTGGATATTTAAATTGTCATTTTCATTGTAAATGATTGTTGGAAACTTTTCACATAAATTAACATAATTAGTATTTCTTTTTCCCATGTTTAATCTTTTATTAATGAATAACATTCTAGTGCATGCTCATAATTAATAGCCCAAATTCTAAATCCGTCTATAATCCACATGCATTTACCTGATTTAAGATTTATTTCATCAGGTGGTGGATTTAATTGATTTTCCATTATCTTTTACGTTTAAGTCTAAAATAAGTGGACCAAAATTTTTCTACATAATAATGAACTAATTCTTTCGGGTGTTTAAAATCCCAATTCCATAATGCTTCACATAAAAGTATGAAATAAGCTGGAATAAAAGTTATTGTTAATATTAAGAATTTTAATATGTATTTCATTGTTTAATGAATTTTAATGGTGATAAAATAGAGTCCCCACGTAGAAACGCAGGGACTTGTCATAAAAATAATACAAACAGTTTTTGACATGTTTAGGTCAATAATATATGGTTAATGTTTCTTTATTAACGTGGTAACAAATGCCCACGGAGTATCCACTTGTCTAGAACTTAGTAAGAAGTCCTCAATCTTCTTTGATTTATAATCTAGAATATTAACAAAAAAAATATGTAGAAAATTCTACATATTAAGATCACACGTCTTTCATCTAATATTAGATCCCTTCGTTAACTTCCTGTGTGATAAGATTTTAAATTAAATTAAATTTGGTTAGTTTATCTCTACTTTCTTCTTTATTTATGTTCATCAAGTAATTCTGGACATTAGTAATGATTTTTTTATTATAAACACTATTTAAAAATCCTAATGTTATAGGTTTAGTGACAACATTACTTTTATCTATATTATTATTTTTAAAATCACTAATGGCAGATAGTATTTGATTTTTATATCCAGAGTTTCCATTAATAAGATTTATTGTTTTATTAGTTAAAAAACCATTAACAACAATTCTTAATTGATGAACTTTAAGTCCTTTTTTAAATGTTATAATATACTCATCATAACCATCATGGACAAAAGAATCATTAATTTTTTCATATTTAGCAATTTTAAAATTTATTTGCATATATAATTATTTTTTTAAATATAAAAATGTAACTTTTAAATTACCCCCAGAGTTACCAACTGTGTCAACATACGATTTGAAACTCAAAACAGATCTTACGGTATGTAATAGTTGTCTTCGATCCTTACACTTAGGCTATTGTAGTCAGGACAGGAATGACCCTGTTTAGGTGTTTTAACATTAAACTAGTATTACATTGGAATTGACCAATATCTCCTAATGACTTTTTGTTCGTCACCTGACTATAAAATGAGGGTGAGAAACCCTCTGTGTTGTGGGACTACCTATCCCATAGTTCATTACAGATTCCTTTCTCAAGGGAACAACACACATTTTTTAACTATCAAATACCACCATCATTCTTTCAATCCACGGATGAGCTTCAAAGAATGCTGTAACCCATTTGACTTGTTCTTCATTATATTCTTCAGGACGGTCTATTAAATCTTGTTTAACCCAATATACTTTGTTCCCATCGTAAGATACAATATTATTATCTCTAACAAAATCACAACATTTATTCCAACTCAAACCCATAGATGCATTTTCTGAAATAAATCTAATTAAATAAGCATCATCGACATAATGTATTTGTTCTTTTTCAAATAAAACTGGTTTCATATTATTTAATTTTAGTAGTCAGGACAGATTATGATTCTGTAACTTAGCCTATCGACTCTGCTTTACTTTAAGCTACCTGACTATATTAAGTTGTAAGTAAACCACTTAGGGACTATCATTAATGCTCTTTACCTTCTTAACTTCTTTATCATTAATGAACCCTTTACCGTTCAGTACTATTAGTACCAACTTGATGAGGATAGAAATTCCTTCATGCGTTGTAGAGAACGTTATTTATTACTCTCTTATCCTAGTTTATTCCTTTTCAAAGGGAACAACGCAATTTTGCTCCTTATTCTCTTACCCCTTTATATCAGAGCTATCCTGCTTATCTAAGGAATTAACCTATAATACGAGTTTCTCAGGGATACAGGAAATAAAAACAACTAATGATTTTTTTACTTTTCAGTATTAACCATTAGTTGTTTAAACTTTTTTTATTTAAACAGTATAATACTGCTTAATAGTAACAACTTTTAAATTGTCTACCATTTTTGTAGAAACTTGTTCTTCAAAAATCATATTTCCAACTTTTTTAGTAGCAATATTCTTTTTGTTAACAAACTCCACATTCTTACTTTTAACCATAAATTGGTCTTGCATAGTTTCTCTAAGACCATTTTTTCTATACCAAGCACTTTTAACAGCTTTAATATGCATTCCCATTTGTTTTGCTATTTTTTCAAAAGCAGTTTCCAAGTTTTGTGGAGACTTTTTAAGTTCTTTAGCAAATAAATCAATGGTTTTTTGACTGTGCCAGCTAGTGTTTCTTTTCATTTTTGTGATTTTTGGTTTAAAAAAAAGTTTATAATTGAGGGAGAGCCCATTCAAGAAGTTCTTTTTGTTCATCTTCATACCAACTATCATTCACCTTAGATAAATTATCAAGTTGATTTTGAACGTCAAATTTTTCTTGTATAACTTGCAAATAACTTTGACCAAAGTTAGCAAGTCTTTTTTGCAAATCTTCAGAATTTATATCTTCAGAATAAAAAGCATCAAATTCTGATTGAAATGCATCACAAACACTACAAGAACCATAAGAACCAGTTACTAGTCCTTTTTTATTATTATACTCCACTATACACCCCCAAGTTCCTTGGTAACTTCCTGCATAATGTGTATTTAACACTTTAGCTCCTGCTGCTGCTAACGCTGATTCATAACCCATATATAAATAAATTTAGTAATGATAAAATAAATGGGAACCAGAGCCTTTCAGCCCCAGTTCACCATAATAATTTTAGCTTAGTTTTTCATCAAGATCTGATAAAATAACTATTCCTGGTACCCAGCCAAAAACAACTGTTACCATAAGTACTCCTCCAGATGTACAAGCTTCTTTAAAGCTTATATCTAAATTTGTAAATAAATAATTTAATAGCCCTAAAAATAACCAGGTTAATAAAATACTTGCTATAAAAGCTAGCATCATAATTGTGTTTTTCATATAATAGATTTTAATGATGACAAAATAAAAAAGCTGTAACAAGAGGTTTTACTAAGAGACATTGTCCTACTTAGTTACATTGTTACAGCTGGATTTCTCAATCTTTGATTAATAGAATAAGTAATCAAGGATGACCTTATTTCTAAAATGTCCCCTAAACAACAACATAGCTTGATTTAATGTTGTATAGGAAAATAATACAATATGTATTATTCCTTTATCAAAGATTGGGGTGTGTTCCTCATGCACTCAGTTGTAATATTACTACCGTGGAGATCAACCCACCCAACTCTATAGTTATATCATATTAATATAACTCCTATCCTCGTATTATTACAAACTGTCTCATTCTTAGATTGATTAACTTTAATTACAGGCAATATTACCTTCCCCTACATAGCACCCACTCTATTGTGAGATTTATATGCAGATTCGTTTGTTAATCAGATCTTTTTACATCTTGGGAGCTGATTAAAACCTTACTACATCTAACTATATAGCAAGTTTATACATTCTTTACAGCTGGCATTTAAGGAGAATAGTTAGTTCTTAGCCAATACTGTGGTGTTGTATTATTAATCAGATGTCCCAAGAAAGAATGAATAGTGCATAAAGGAATAAGTTTTGTTTTAAGGACTCAAGGGTCGGTCAACCCTTGATTTATATTTTATAAAAATCTCATTGGAACTACACACGACCTGAATGTATAGCTAATGTCTCCACATCACCCCAATAAGATCGACTCTATACTAACTTTTAGTATATCATCTGTTATCTGGTCCACCACAAACCAGGGAGAGAAATAGACGTGTGGTTTTTACGTCTACGAAACGGTTGTACCATTACTGGTCGTTTAACTGTTACCTCTAAGCTTAACCGTAAATTTAGAGATTCAGTGCTTGATTTTATAGTCTGCACTAACTTAGCATTACATAGAAAGGAATGTTTATCTATGTTTAATACTCTCACCCTTATATGAGAGAACACTATAGTAGCCCCACAAGCTTGTCACAGTTTATTAATCCGTAAAGAAGAAAGAGAGCCTTTTTACAGACTCTCTATTTTTTCTGTTGTAGTTATAATAATTTTGCTTACATACATAACATTGCATATAAGCTTATCATCCCCATATAACTGCTCATCTTTTATCTCTATTTTTCTGTAAATAGAAGGAATTTCAGCAATTATAACAATAAATACAGACATATATTAGGTTTTTGGTTATAAAAAGAAAGAGCCCTGTTACAGGCCCTTTAATTTTTTATAAATTTTCTCAGCTCTTTCCCAATTAGATGATATAAACTCTGGTATTCTGGTTCTTTCTGGATAACGGTCATCTCCACCATAACAATGGTAACCTTTTAGAATAACTGCATAAGTAACAGTTAAAGGTTTACCATCTTCCCAGTTTTTAATAAGTATAAACTTATCACTCAGTTCAAAGCTTTCATCTTGGTTAGATTCTGCCATCATACATAAATGACCACAAATTTCATTTGCAATCATTTCTTTAGTAATTTCTATTGTCATAACAATAAAACATTTGGTGACCTCTATAGACAGTGCCGTCTTGTACACCACGTTGGGCTTAAAGAGCATTTCTGCACACCGTTATCTGTCTATAGAACGCACAAGGCCTAACACCACCTTGCTAAAATGGGAGAGTTCCTCCATAAGCTTTATGAACATTAGTTTTTGGTTGTTGACCAAAATAATGATCTTGAAACTCATCCACTGAAGAATACTCTCTAAGACCATACTCTTGTACTAACATATGTAATTCTTGAGGAAAAACAGATATGTAATTTTCAAGAGCTCCTGCATAAGGTGGAGCAATAATAAGTTGGTCTCCTATAAATCCTAATATTTCCATATAAAGTTTTTAACAATTAAATAATATATAGCTATCTCATCCGCAAACTTGAATCCATTTTAGAGAGGTTTTTTAAACTAAAAGATAACGTGGAAGTGGTTCTATCACTCTCACCACACTGCGTAACTCCCACGTTATCAATCAGTTATGAAGGGATTAGTAAGTAATCACCACCATAACTCTTCTCTCACTTGTGTTCCACTTAATGAATGCACAAGCAAGTTGTCTGAACTTAGTCTTCATGGATGTATACCATGTTCTGAACAGCTCAAACGTTCTAAATGAAAGTCTTCTAGATTTCATGTTAGATTGTTTTAAGGGTTAGTAAATAAGAAAGCACAAGCAAGTTATTGTTATGGATTATTATAACTTATAAGATGCTTGTACCTTCCTTTAAAAAAACAGAGGATTATTCCTCTGTTAAACCGTTTGCGTCTATAGAGCCAAATAGCTCCACAGCACCGTTTACAAACCAGTATGAACCTTTAAGGTGTTCATAGCTTTTACCCTTTTTATCTTCACCACCCTGATGTTGGGTAATGAATACTTCTTTTTTCCAGTCTATCTTCTCAGCTACGAAGATAGTACCTACTGGAGTAGAAGCAAATGCTCTACCTTTACCTTTTAAAAGGTCGATTTTCTGTAGTCCACAGACTTCCAGAAATTGTCTTAGTGTCATCATATAGTTTAGATTTTAAGTACGGGTACCAAATGCCCTATGAGTAAGGAGGGGAGCTTTAAGTAGTAGGTCCCAACACACTACTATATAGAATAGTTTTACCACGGGGGGTCTTTTGTACAGAAAGCTTACGGGGGGTGTTTAAACTTCTAGAGGTAGCACCAGTGACCCCCTAACATAGTAATAAGTTAATATTAATAGTATTATATAGGGGTCACCAGTGATCCCACGAGAGAATTAAAGTTTGGCTGTATAAAAAATAGTTTTACATTTGATTTATGGAAAATAAAGATAAAGTGATTTACACAGACTTAGACAGTGTGATAGACTTATTTGAAGAGGGAGATCTTTCTTCTGATGAACTTGCCTTTCCTTATTACAAGGGAGGTGTTGGTAGTGATGGTCAAAAGCTAGTGAGCTGGGTACATAGGAGTGAGCTTGAGAACTATCTCATTTTAAGAAAGACTTATAATAACAGTCTTTTAAAGAGACAATAAAATATATTTTATTATTACATATAATAGAAGTAAATTTGTATAGTTTAAACTTTTTAAGTATATTGTATTATGACAGCAGTTGTAAAAAACCAACAAGAGAGTCAGTTAAGTTATTACTTACAGACGACAAACAAATACGGTGAGCCAGTTAACATTCCAGTTATAGATGTTAGAGATGGGTTAGCTGAGAGAATGCTAGGAGAACAGTTTATAAAGTCTAGCAATCGTAGTAAGTATATAACATATAATGAATACCATATTTCACGCAAAAACCAAAAATAATATGATTCACATTTGTAACATACAGTGTTTAACAATGGATCAAGAAGAAGCCAGTCTATTAAATATAAAAGACAAGGGTAAGTGGCTTCCTTTTATGTTTAAGCTAGATATAGTGGAAGCAATTAAATTGGCATCAGATGAACCAGATGCTTTAGCATATGAAAAGACTTCTGTTTTTACCAATGGGGGTGATGTATATGTTATAGACACCCCGTTTGATGTTTTCCAAACTATATTTATAAAACACAATATTGAGGGTCATCTTCCAGATAGGGAGGAACCCTCTTTTTAATTTTAAAAACCAATAAGCATTATGAAAGACCAAGAACAACCAAAAGCTCCTTCTAAAGAAGAAGTGATTGCTTTCTTAAAAGAACAGATTGAGGTGAAATCAGTTCAATTAGAACTACAGAAGATTAACACCAGTCTTGCAATAGAAAAAGCAGAAGAGTTAAAAGCTTTGTCTATTATTGGACAAATTACCAACCCAGGGTCTAGAGAAGATTCTTATAAAGGAGGCACTCCTCACATTTTAACAAAAGAGGATATGGAGTTAAATCCTGAGCTTGCCGAGGAAGGACTTAAAGAAGGAGACACTATTGTTATTCCAGATGGAGAATCAGTGGAGTCTTTAAAAGATGAAGCCCCTACAGTTGAGAAAAAATCTAAATCTTTAAAAAAGTAAATGAACACTCTTTATAAACTAAAAGATTATAGGGAAACATTTAAGTTTGAGAAAGAACATCCTAAACCTCTCCGCTGGGATGACCAGTATAAATTATACATGTTGTCACAAGCGGAGAAGTTTCAGGGTATTTGGTTCAAAGATAAAGGAGAGTTAATAGGAGAAATTTTGTTTAGCTGGCAAAGTGATAATGTAGTGCATATAGATTCTTTCACTATAATAGAAGCTTACAGAGGAAAAGGATTGGGGTATGAAATAGTTAATGAAGGAATAAAATGGGCTGAAAGTTTTAATTTCTCTTACATCACTGGAGAAGCTAGACAAGGAGCCAGTTGGAAAATATTTGAAAATATAGGAGCATTCCCTATTTTGTTACATGAAAACTGGAATGACACAAAAGAAAATTACATGAGTTTTAAATTAGATATATAATGGCATTAGTAAACCAAGTTGATAAGAGAGTAAAAATGGACCTTTGGCAGATAGTAAAATATCAGATTTTAACCCATTGTTACATTAATAAAATACAGATAAGTGATTCTGACTTAGACTGTTTAACATATTTAGCTTTAGAAGGAGACCAAGAATTAACTAGCTTTTGTAATAAAGCTAATGAAAAAAGATTGTTTTCCTCAGCCCAGTCTGTGAGAAACTGTCTCACTAAATCAGAAAAGAAAGGTCTTATAAAGAAAGAAGGAAAGAATAAGAAAAAAATATTTTTACACCCAGATCTTAAAGTGCATAGTAAAGGAAACATATTATTAGACTTTAAATTCTTGTGCGTTGCATCCTAAAAAAGCTAAAGAGTTAATACCAGAAGTAGCTGAAAAAACCAATCTACCAGAAGAAATTGTGAAACAAATAGTTTCTTATTACTGGCAGGAGGTGAGACAAGCTCTTTCTAGTCTTCAACATTCTAGGGTGCATGTAACAAATCTTGGAGATTTTGTAATTAAACATTGGAAATTAGAAGAAAAGGTTAAAGTGTTTGAACAGTTTGAGGAAAAAAACAAACAGAAAGGTTTACAACAAATCACTGCTAGATTTAGAACAGCTGAAAAACTTTTTGATCTTAAAAATTTACAAAGTATAATAGATACTGAGAAGCAAAGGGCAGATTTTGTTAAAATTTATAAAACTACTAGAGATGAGTCTAAAACAAAATATAATAAGGGTTTGGAAAAACAAAAACCAAATAGTGGAGGGGGTGACTAATTCTATATTTAAGAAAGAAGATGTAGAAGCTATTGCTGAGGAAAGAATGAACATATGTAGAAAATGCCCTTCTAATCTTTATGATGAGACAGGAGAGGGCTGTTTAATTTTAGGTACACAACCATGCTGTCATATAGAGAAAGGAGGATGTGGATGTAGTCTTGGTTTTAAAACTAGAAGTCTTTCAGCTGGTTGTGATCTTCACCATTGGGAGCCAGAGATTTCCCAACAAGAAGAAGATCTTTTAAAACAAAAATTAGGTATATGAGTATATTAAGATTCACTGCTCATGATCATAAATACACAAGTATTGATGAACATGAAAAAGAGTGGTTATCTGTAACATCTTTTATTGGACAGTTTAAACAACCGTTTGATGCTGATAAGATTGCAGAGAAATCTTCTAAAAAAAGAAACTCGAAATGGTATGGAATGACTCCAGAGGATATAAAAACTGCCTGGAAAAATGAAGCACTAAGAGCTACAACACTTGGAACATGGTATCACAATTGTCGTGAAAAAGATATTTGTGATTTTCAAGATATGGAAAGACATGGAAAGACAGTACCCGTTTTTACACCAATAGAAGTGGAAGGAATCAAGTATTCTCCTAATCAAAAGCTTACGGACGGTGTCTACCCAGAACATATGGTTTATTTAAAATCAGCAGGACTTTGTGGGCAATCAGATCTTGTAGAAGTGATAGATGGGTTTGTACATATAACAGATTATAAGACAAACAAAGAGATTAAGTTGGAAGGATTTACCAGCTGGGATGGAATAACACAAAAAATGTTACCACCAGTGTCTCATTTAGACGATTGTAATTTAAACCACTATGCATTACAGTTGAGTCTTTATATGTATATTATATTAAAGCACAATCCTAAATTAAAACCAGGAGTGCTAACTATTCATCATATAATGTTTGAGGAAGTGGGTAGGGATAAGTTTGACAACCCTATAACAGAGCTTGATAGTAATGGAGATCCTGTAGTTAAAGATATTGTACAATATGATCTTCCATATTTAAAATCAGAGATTATTAATCTTTTACATTGGCTAGAGGATAATCGCCACAAAATAAAAGTAAAGCACTAATGAAAGTAGTATTTGATCACATTAATGGTTTTGGTAAAGTGAGTGATCAAGATTTTATTTATTCACAACCTTATGGTATTCTTGAAAATGGAGAAAATCCTTCAGATGCTTTAGATAAAGGATGGATACCGTGGGAAGACTTATGGTATAATATTAGATCTGTAAGAATAAAGTTAAGTGATTATAAACCACATGAAACTACAAGAAAAAAAGCTAGACTTATTAATTTTTTGTATAAAGAGTTTGATGATAAACTTATCTATCGTGAACTATATGAGAAGTATTTAAGTCACCGTGGGTTTTTAAGAACAATTACATGGGAACAACTCTTTACTGGTCATATTGTTGAGTATAGTTACATGGGGAATGTTATTGGGTTTTCATGTGTAGAAAAATATAATGATGCTTTAGTAGCAACACAGTTTGTCTGGGATTATGAAGAACCTAGTCTTTCTTTAGGCAAGGTGGCTCAGATGTATGAGTGTGAAATAGCAAAGATTTTAGAATGTAAATATGTATATATTTTAGGAGGTTATGAACAATGTTGTTTGTATAAGTCAGACTTTTATGGTTTTGAATGGTGGACAGGTTCAGAATGGAGTAGAGATAAACAATTATATAAAACTCTTTGTGAAAGAGATGATAAAACTACTGTAACATATGATGATATATGAACCAATTAATAGAGTGGAAGTGACCACTCCTAAAGGTGATGGTGTTATTTGGATTATTACAGACTATGGTCATGAAACAGATACCGTGTATACTATTATAATAGATAAAACATGTGAACTTTGGCAGTTTACACATAAAGACATAAAGATTAGAAAAAACGTAACATTTAGAAGAACATGATAAGATTATTTGATATATCCAATGGTAAAGTGATTCCTAGTGAGCATTGTTATACATTGAAGTTTTTAAAAGATATTATAGATTATTATGGGGAAGAAGCTCCTAAAGTTTATGCTTATTTGTTTTATATGACTTGTCCCAATCCAGATCTTAATCCATTTTTTGATATGCTGGAAACAGAAAAAGAAGAATTTATTTTAAAAGAAATAGATGGAGAGTTTTCAGGGGAGGATGATTTAATAATTACAGCCTTAGCTATGTGTAGAAAAATGTATGAAACTCCTACATATAGGGCTTACCAAGGTATTAAAATAGCTCTTGATAACTTAGGGAAGGTTTTGGCTACAGAAACTCCTACCTTTGGAAGAGATGGATCAGCTACATCTTTATTAAAGATTGCTGAAAGATTTGATATGGTGAGACAGTCTTTTAAAGGAGTGTATAAAGACCTCCAAGAAGAACAAGATTCAAAAGTGAGAGGTGGGCAAAATATGGCTTACGATCAATAATTTTAACCTTTTAAAGTGTAATACATATTTATGAAAGAACCAAACAGACAGCGTAAAAATGAAATTAAGTATTCTATTGAGTTAAATGAAGAACAGAAAGAAGCCAAGAGGCTTATTAGGGAAAATCAAATAGTTATTATTACTGGTAGAGCTGGCTGTGGAAAGTCTTTAGTGTCTGCTCAAGTGGCGTTAGATTTTCTCTTTAAAAAAGAATGTGAAAAAGTCTTTGTTACAAGAGCTGCTGTGGAGGTGGGAACATCTTTAGGATTTTTACCAGGGGGCCTTTCTGAAAAATTTAACCCCTATCTAGAAGCATTTATTGAAAACTTAGTAAAATGTTATGATAAAACTAGAGTGGAGCAGCTAGTCATTGACCAAAAGATAATAGCTTCTCCTGTACAGTTTATACGTGGTAAAACTATAGATGATGTTTTAGTTATAGAGGAGGCACAGAATTTAACTAAACATGAAATCTTAGCTTTGTTAACTAGACTTGGTAAAACTGGTAAGATTATTATTAATGGAGATAATGAGCAAAAAGACATTAAAGAAAGTTTTAATGGTCTTAGTTATGTAATAGAGCTTTCTAAAAAAATACAAGAAATTCAATGGGTTAAATTAAAAGAAAACCATAGAAGTGATCTTGTGGGAAAAATATTAGATTTTGAGTATGGCAAATAAACCATTAAGTAGAGAATTTTTATTAAATAGAGGATATTGTTGTGGTAATGGATGTTTTAATTGTCCTTATAAAGAAAAAACAATAAATATGGCAAGAAGTATACATGATTATGTATTTCATTTTAACGAGTATACAAACCTTTGGAATGCTATTCCTAGAGAATTAATAAATGATTATTGGAATAAACCAAAAGTAAAAGGTGTTATTAGTTCTTCTAGAATTGAAGTATTAACAGAACTAATAAATAAAGTGGCAACCGATGCCAATTTTTTAGATAAGATTAAACAGGATGAGTAATTATAAAGAAATATATACATATGAAAATAATACTTGGAGCACCACTGTGTTTCAAACTCGTGAAGAATTTAGGGATTTTTTAATCCCTTTATTTATTGAGCCAGGTAAATATGATTTTGATGAGAATTCTTTAGTGTTTAATGAAGAGGGTAGGAAGTTTCAAAAACAAGGTTATTATTGCTCAGCTCCTTTTAAAACAAAAGATTTTATACATTATTGGGATTTACAAAAACATAAATGTAGGAATGGTATAATTGTTAAGAGTGGAGATAAAACCTGGTATATTACAAGAGAATATTATATGTGGTTAAACTTTCTTCCTATTTATGATAAAGAAGAAAAAAAGTTTGATTTTGCTAAAGTGAGAGATGCTCAGTATCATATGGCTCTTTATGAGCTTTTAGCTGAGCTTCATTATAAACATGCAGTTGTTTTAAAGAAACGTCAGATTGCATCTTCTTATTACCATATGGCTAAGTTTATAAACCATTGGGTATTTGAAGAAGGAGCTGTTTTAAAACTAGGAGCTAGCCTTAAAGATTATATTAATGAAAAAGGTTCTTGGAAATTTTTAGATGAATACCGTAATTTTTTAAACCAACATACAGCATGGTATCGTCCATCAGAACCTGATAAAGTGGGATCTTGGCAGCAACAGATTAAAGTGAGGATAAATGGTAGAGACACTTATAAAGGTTTAAAAGGAACTATTAATGCTTATTCATTTGAGAAAAACCCAACTAATGGGGTCGGTGGTCCAGTAACTTATTTCTTTCACGAGGAAGCTGGTATTGCTCCTAAGATGGATGACACATATGGATTTATGAAACCAGCCTTAAAATCTGGTCATATGATCACTGGTCAGTTTATAGCTGCTGGATCAGTGGGTGATCTTGATCAATGTGAACCTTTAAAACTTTATATAGAAAGACCTGAAGAAAATGGATTTTATGGTGTCACTTCTAATTTATTAGACTCTAAAGGAACTATTGGTGTAACAGGATTGTTTATTCCAGAACAATGGAGTATGCCTCCTTACATAGATAAATATGGTAATTCTAAAGTGGAAGAAGCTTTAGAAGCTCTTGAGAAAGAGTTTGAAAAACTAAAAAAAGACTTAGAACCTGCCGCCTATCAGTTAACTATTTCACAGTCTCCTAGAAATATAGAAGAGGCTTTTGCTACAAGGAAGCTTTCCATTTTTCCAAAACATTTATTATCAAAACAAATGCAACGTATACAGGATAAAGAATATCCTGTAGAGTATTTAGAACTTTCCAGAGATTCTAATGGGCAAATTGTAGATAAACCATCTAGAAAAATTCCTATTATGGAATTCCCTATTTCTAGAAAAACTGAGGATAAAGAAGGGGTTTTATGTATTTATGAAAGACCTCATAAAGATCCACCTTTTGGTATGTATTATGCTTCCGTGGATCCAGTGGGTGAAGGTAAAACCACTACATCTGAATCATTATGTTCAATCTATATTTACAAAAATCCTGTTGAGGTTATTATTGATGATGGTGATGGTAAAGTGAAAAGTGTTATAGAAAGAGACAAAATAGTGGCATCTTGGTGTGGACGTTTTGATGATCTTAATAAAACACATGAACGTTTAGAGATTTTAATAGAGTGGTATAATGCATGGACTGTTGTAGAAAACAACGTAGCTTTATTTATACAATACATGATTTCTAAAAAGAAACAACGCTATTTAGTCCCAAAAGACATGATTTTGTTTTTAAAGGATATTGGAGCTAATAGAAACGTATTCCAAGAATATGGTTGGAAAAATGTGGGCACATTATTTAAAGGTACAGTTTTATCCTATGGTATAGAGTTTTTAAAAGAGGAGTTAGACCATGAAACTAAAGCTGATGGAGAGATAGTAAAAACTATATATGGTGTAGAGAGAATCCCAGACCCTATGCTTTTAAAAGAAATGGATGCTTACCAAGATGGTTTAAACGTGGATAGGTTAGTTGCATTTTGTGCTTTAATAGCATTTGCTAAAATACAACAATCTAATAGGGGTTTAGTTAGACGGGTCGAGGCTGTAAAACAAAACTTGGATAAATCAAAAAAATTTAGTAAATTAAACTATAGCCCTTTTAGACATATTGGGGCTTCAACTATTTCTAAACATGGTGGTATGACTGCCCCAAAAAGAAATGCATTTAAAAATTTTAGATGAGTATGATAAATCAAGATTTACATCATAAAAAGATAGAAATTTTATCTAGACTTATTAAAGACAATCTCATTTCTAAAGCTGAAGCTTTGGTTTTACTAGAGAATGATGAGAATATTGAGACACAAAAACAAGAAACAACTCCTTTAAAGTTTGTTACTACAGATACAGTTTATCAAGATTGGATAAAAAACTACCCTTTATTTGTGGGTGATACTTATATCAAAACAAATGATTACACATTTCAACTCCCTACAAGTAGCGGCACTTCTTTTTAATAAAAATATTATTTAACATGCAAGTATATAATGCTTTAGACCTCAAAGCTGGTAAAAAATCAGACTATAATAAAATGGGTACTCTTACCCAACCAATTCAATTTTTACCAGAATCTGAGAAAGATGAGGAATGGAGAGCTTGGAATTTAGATTGGCTAGAGTGGCAAGCTATGAAACAGCTTAGAAGAAATTCTAGGAGATTAATGAAAAACTACAAGCTTGCTAAAGGTATTATTGATAAAACTGATTATATAGTTGAGGAAGATAATGAGATGGCTGATCTTATTGATACATTAACAAAAGAAGATGAGTCGGCATTAGAGTTAAAATTCTACCCTATTATTCCAAATGTAATTAATGTTTTATGTAATGAGTTTTCTAAAAGAAGCTCAAAGGTTATGTTTAGGGCTATAGACGATATTTCATATAATGAGATGTTGGAAGAGAAACGTGCTATGATAGAGAATGTTTTAGTACAACAAGCTCAGATGAAAATGATGAATCAAATTTTAGCTCAAGGTGGAGATTTTGAATCTGACGAGTCTAAACAGATGATGGATGTTAGTAATATAAAAACTCTTCCAGAAATTGAAGATTTTTTTAAGAAAGACTATAGATCTATGATAGAAGAGTGGGCCACACACCAAATGAAAGTGGACAATGAAAGATTTAAAATGCAAGAACTGGAAGAAATGGGCTTTAGAGATATGCTTATAGCTGACCGTGAGTTTTGGCATTTTAAGATGGGTGAAGATGATTATGAAGTGGAATTATGGAATCCTTTATTAACATTTTACCATAAGTCTCCTGATGTACGTTATGTATCACAAGGAAACTGGGTTGGTAAAATGGATATGATGAGTGTATCTGACATTATAGATAAGTATGGTTGGATGATGACTCAAAAACAATTAGAGGCTTTAGAGGTCATCTATCCTGTTAGATCAGCTGGTTATGCTGTACAAGGCTACCAAAATGATGGTACATATTATGATCCCACACGTACACATGAGTGGAACACTCAAATGCCAAGTCTTCAGTATAGACAATTTACTTCTATATATGATGCTAAGTTTGGTACAGGAGATATTCTTCAGTGGATCCTATCTGACTCAGAAGACACTATAGACTTTGGTAAAGGACATCTTTTAAGAGTGACTCAGGTTTATTGGAAGTCTCAGCGTAAGGTGGGTCATTTAACAAAAATAACTGAAGAAGGAGAATTAATTCAGGATATTATAGGAGAAAAATATAAAGTGACGGATAAACCTTTATACAACACTACAGTTTATAAAGACAAAACAAAAGATAATTTAATATTTGGGGAGCATATAGATTGGATTTGGATTAATGAAACTTGGGGTGGTATTAAAATAGGACCTAATAGACCAGCATTCTGGGGACAGAATAACCCAGGAGGTATAAATCCTATTTATTTAGGATTAAATGGGGGTAAACCAGGTAGAATTCCTTTTCAATTTAAAGGAGATAACACTGTTTATGGTTGTAAACTTCCTGTAGAAGGAGCTATTTTTAGTGATAGAAATACAAGAAGTATTTCTTTAGTTGATTTAATGAAGCCTTTCCAAATTGGCTACAATATAGTTAACAACCAAATTGCTGATATATTAGTTGATGAACTTGGTACAGTTATTTTGTTTGACCAAAATGCTCTTCCTCGTCATTCTATGGGAGAAGACTGGGGTAAGAATAACTTACATAAAGCTTATGTAGCTATGAAGAACTTCCAAATGCTACCGTTAGACACCACCATCACTAACACTGAAAATGCATTAAGTTTCCAACACTACCAAGTTTTAAACTTAGAACAAACTAACCGTTTACTTTCCCGTATTAATTTAGCTACATACTTTAAGAACCAAGCTTTTGAAGTGATTGGTCTTAACCAACAACGTATGGGTCAGCAGATTGCTCAACAACAAACTGCCACTGGTGTAGAACAAGCTATGAATGCTAGTTATGCTCAAACTGAACAGTATTTTATACAGCATAGTGATAACTTAATGCCTAGGGTACACCAAATGAGAACTGACCTAGCTCAGTATTATCATTCTAAAAAACCTAGTGTACGTTTACAGTATATAACAGGGGCTGATGAAAAAGTTAACTTTCAAATGAATGGAACAGATCTTTTAATGAGAGATCTTAATATATTCTGTACCACTAGAACAAATTCTAGAGCTATTATTGAACAACTTAAACAGTTGGCTGTAAATAACAATACAACTGGTGCTTCTATTTATGATCTTGGTAATATAATTAAGTCTGAATCTATAGCTGAATTATCTCATGTATTAAAAGCTACAGAAGAAAAATCTCTAAGCTTAAAGAGACAAGAACAAGAAAACCAACAAAAGTTACAACAAGAAATGTTGGCTTCTCAAGAGAAACAAAAACAAATGGATCTTCAGTTTAGAGCTGAACAAGCTGAACTTGATAGACAAAATAGTATCACTGTAGCAGAAATTAGAGCTGCAGGATATGGTGCTGCTGTTGATATTAATCAAAATCAAATGTCTGATTATCAAGATGCTTTAGCTAACATCCAAAAGCAAGATAACTACACAGACACTATGAACTTTAAAAGAGAACAAGAAGTTAATAAGTCTTCTAGAGAAATGCAGAGATTACAGATTGATAGAGAAAAGCTTCAAACTCAAAAAGAAATAGCTGACAAGCAATTACAGATTGCTCGTGAAAATAAGAATAAATACGATACTAAACAGAAGACTAAATAATTATAGCTCTATTATCCATTAGTTAGGTTTTTAAAAATTACAAATTGTAAATTTTTAAAATTTAAGTTGTATATTAATAATGTAGATATATACAACATTAATAGACAGGATGATACACTGATCAGTATATAAAATATACAGGTGTGTCATCTGAACAGTCTATAAAAAACCCAACAAATATATGGTTGATACACAAACAAATGTACAAACTTCTGTACAAGAAGTTGACGTAGACTTAGATAGTCTTTTTGCAGGAGCTCCAGGAGCTGACAGTATTGTAACTCCTACCACTCCAACCGAGTCTAAACCAAATATCTTTAGTCAAAAAGCTGAAGATTTAAAGTTTTTAGATGATGACGGATCTGAAGAAGATGATGATGTTTCACGTGGAACAGACGACAATTTAAAACCTATTTCAAAAGAAGAAACTGATGATCTTTTAAATGAGTTAGATGAAACAGAAGAAAAAGGAAAATCTCCTGGTCGTCCTAAAACAGAAAAATCAGGTCTTGTAGAGTTTTTGAAAAAACGTATTGAATCAAAAGAAATGTTTGCTTTTGATGATTATGATGAATCAAAACAAAGTCTTGATGATTATTTAAGTGGTTTAGGTGAAAAAGATATAGAGGAGTTATGGCAAGCTAACGTAGACAATCTTAAACAAGAAGTTGCAAGTAGTACACCAAAAGAGTTTTTTGAATCACTTCCAGATGAATTACAATATGCTGCAAAGTATGTAATGGATGGAGGTCAAGATTTAAAAGGTCTTTTTCAAGCTCTTGCTCAAGTGGAACAAGTTAGAGAAATGGATCCCACAGATGAAAATGATCAAGAAGGAATTGTAAGATCTTATTTACAGGCAACTAACTTTGGTAATCAAGACGAAATTGAAGAAGAAATTACCACTTGGAAAGATCTTAATGTTTTAGAAAAGAAAGCCAAACAGTTTAAACCTAAGCTAGATCAAATGCAAGAACAAATTGTTCAAGCTAAGATTATAGAGCAAGAGGAAAGACAAATACAACAAAGAGAAGCTGCTGATGCTTATATGAAAAATGTTTTTGAAGCTCTTCGTCCAGCTGAAATTAATGGACTTAAATTAGATAAGAAAACACAAGCTCAGTTATATAGTGGTTTAACACAGCCACAATATCCTTCTATATCAGGTAGACCAACAAACTTGTTAGGACATCTTTTAGAAAGATACCAGTTTGTAGAACCAAACTACCCATTGATTGCAGAAGCTTTATGGTTACTTTCTGAACCAGAGGCATATCGTCAAAGTTTAATAAAACAGGGTAAAAATCAAGCTGTTGAACAAACAGTTAGACAGTTAAAAACTGAACAAGCTCGTAAAAACACTAGTAATGTTTACGAGGAAAATGAACCAGAAAGAACTAGAAAGATTTCTAGACCTACAAATATTTTTAAACGTTAATAATATAATTTTTAATTAACCCTTAAATCAAAATGCCCCATGGCAACTCCAGTTCTAAACAATGGTATATTTCTACGTGACAATACCTATAATGCAAGCTCTCACGTAGACTCTTACCACCTTTCCAACTTGCTGAAATCAGCTGAACCTACTGATTTAGGTCCAGTGGATTTATGGGCAATGGTTCAAAAAGTAGAAATGCCTTTGTACCAGATGTCTAGCTTTGGTGGAAAAAACGTTATCTCAGTAGATAATGCTCGTGGTGAGTACAAATGGCAGATCCCTGTAACACAAGATCTACCATACATAGTTGAAGATATTGAATCAGCAAACACTACTAAAGGTGTTGATGGTCAATTATTCAAAATTAAACTTAACAAACGTACATTTGGACATGGTGATATCATCACTTATGACAAGTATAACGGTGTTGAGATGTACATTACAGCTGATGACATCATACCTGCTGGTGATGGTTTCATTTACACTGTACAGTTAGTAAACAATGATAGTACTAAATATCTAGATAACAAATATCTAAGAGTTGGTACTAAGGTATCCCGTAAGGGTTCTGCCCGTGGTGAATACGGTGAAAGATTCTCTGACATTGGTAATGTAAATGCAGGTTTCCGTGAGTTCTATAACTACGTTGGTGGTGCTGAAGCTCACGTACACTATTCAATCTCTAGTCGTGCTGACTTAATGATGAAAGGTGGTATGAAAGCTGATGGTACAGTTCCAGTTATTGAAATGTGGAGAAACTTTGACAAAAATGTAGATCCTGCTGTAAGCAGTCTTGAAGACATGGCTTCTAAAATGGGTAAAGATTATGTGAAAAAAGCTTACCAAAATGGTCAGTTAACACGTTCTTTTTTAACCACTTTAGAAGCAGCTCATTTGACTAAAATTGCTAATGACATTGAAACTTACTTAATGTGGGGTCAAGGTGGTAAAGTTAAGCAAGACGGTCCAGATGATATTCGTCTATCTGTTGGTCTTTGGAAGCAATTGGATAACTCATTCAAGCGTATTTACAACAAAGGAAGCTTTAACTTAGATCTTTTCAAATCTGAAATCTTTAACTTCTTCAATGGTAAAGTTGAGTTCCAAGGTCCAGATCCTAAGCGTGCATTAATTGTACAAACAGGATTAGGTGGTATGAAGCTTATCAATGAAGCAATTAAGAAAGAAGCTATTAATAGTGGCTTAGTTATTAATGCATCTGAGGTTGGAGCTATCACTGGTAAAGGAATGGATCTTAACTTTGGATTTGCTTACACTCAGTACGTTATTCCTTTCTTGGCTAACGTTAAGTTTGTATTAAACCCAGCGTTTGATAACATTCACACTAATGATATTGAGAATCCAATCATAGATGGTTTCCCTCTATCTTCTTATAACTTTATCATATTTGATATTACTGAAAACACTAACGATAACATCTTCTTGTTAAAGTTAAGTTGGGATAACCAATTAAAGTGGTTCTATCAAAATGGTACTATGGATTACATGGGACGTACCCAAGGTTTCCAGTCTTCTGGTAACTTTAATGGATACCGTGTATTCATGACACAAACAATGCCAGCTATTTGGGTTAAAGACCCTACCAAGGTGTTGAAAATTGTTATGAGAAACCCTGTAACTGGTGGATCATTCTAAACCTTAATGTAGAAAAAACCTGGGATTTATTTCCCAGGTTTATTTACCTTTATAAAAAATAAACATTATGTCTACTCCAAACAAATCATTTAACAAAGCAACTGCTAACGTTGGAAAGCAAGCTGCTACACCTAGAGCTAGTGTAGTTAAATCTACTGCTCCTAAAGGTGCTGTACCTTCTATGAAAAAAGGTGGTATGGTAAAAAGTAAAAAAGGTTATTAAACTTACCTCCCCTCTAAGAATAGTATTCTTAGACGATGTTTAAAACACATCTAATCAAACCTGTTGTATGCAACTAGTTTACTAGAAGGCTTGCAACCTTCAACAGGTTCTAAATTTAACAACGCTATGACAATATATACTAGATTAGGTAGATTATGCAAAGTGTTAAATCCAGGATATAAAAAGAGTGTAAATAAAGAACCCTTTTATATGGCTGTGATGGTTAAATATAAAGTGGATGAAAAGAATAAAACACAGTTATTATTTTTTACAGAAGCTGAACTTGAATTAGCATCAGCTCGTGCTAAAAGACTTCCTTTTAATGTTGAGCAAAGTGTTATTTCTAAAATTATAGATTAGTCTCAGAATAAACTGAGTTTAATATAAAAACAAAAAACCAAATATGAGTAGTGTAACTATTGTGGAAAAGTATCCACAAAACAAAAAATCAAGTATTGCTATACGTCCTTTTTTTGATTCTAGCATGGATAACATGGGTTTACAAAAATATGGATTAAGTCTTTTTGATGGTGCATTCCATGAAGAACCTATAGCTTGCTTAGATATTAATGGAATTAAAAGGTATGTTACAGGATTAAATGAATTTGCTCCAGATATTAAAGCTCTTTCTATGGATGAGCAAGAAGCTAAGGTTAAGCAAATTCGTCAAATAATTTCTCAGTTAGAGAAAGAGTTAGCTGCAAATGTAGTTGATCCTAATGATGATCAGTTTTGGAACAAAGTGAAATTACTTAAACCTGATAATGCAGATTTTTGGGATAAGATAAAAATAAGATGTGGTAATGAACCAGTCTTTTTAGAACCTGATAAAGACCCTTATGATCTGATTAGACTTTTAGCAATAGAAGCAGGTGGTTTTTCAATAGTTGCTAAGTCTTTAGAAGACGCTCGTAGAATGCCAGTTCCTCCTAAGTTTTATTTAGATAGACTAGAAGAAACAGCATCATTAAATACGGAGGTTAAAAAGATGAGAAATAAAGCTCTTTCTGAACTTCAAAAGTTATTTGATAAAAATCAGAATAAACTACTTTATGTAGCAAAAGCTTTAGATCCAAATAGTGCTCAATATAAGAAGTCTACACCAAATGACATTATTTATGACAACATGGATAAGTATATTAATGGTGATCTTGTAGAGAAGGATAAACGTAAAACGGCAGAAAAGTTTTTAGAGGCAGCCAGTTTAGATATGGAAACTTTAAAAATCAAAGCCATTGTAAAAGATAGTTCTTATTATAAGTTTATTTCTACAAAAGCAGATGGGTTTATCTATCATATGCAAACAGTTACTCTTTTAGGAAGAACTCTAGTAGATGTGGTTGAGTATTTAAGAAATCCTTTAAATGAGGAAATTTTAATAGATCTTACTAAGAAAGTAGAAAAATATTGGAATCAATAAAAACAGTACCTGGGTGCTTACCATAAGAACAGCCCCCAGGTCATTTTAAAATATGAATAACGGTCTATTACAAATAAAGATAAAGCAGCGTTTGAATAAACTAGCATCTTTTGATTATGATAATCTAGAGTGCTGGCAAATAGCTGAAGCTTTTAATAAAGCTCAAATTGAGTGGGTACGTAGACAAGTTTATGGATATAATTTAAGAAAAGAAGGCGCAGAACAATCTATAGGATTAGTGGATGATCTTAGAATTCTTTTGAAAAGCCAAACATTAGCATCAGCTAAAAAATCTGGTTTTTACGAAGGAACGCTTCCCTCTGATTATTTATATTATGTTAGGGCAGATGTAATGGCTACAAAAGGTTGTTGTACAGAACCTAGACGTATGACTGTTTATGAGGCTGAAGAAGCTAATATAGGTATTTTATTAAATACAGAAACTAAAAATCCTAATTTTGAATGGGCTGAAACTCTTAGTACATTAATCGGTAATAAAATAAGAATTTATACAAATGATCAATTTGACATATCTAATATAAATCTTGTTTATTATAGGGTTCCCGCAGAAATACAAATTATTAATTGTATTAATCCAAACACAGGTACTGTATACACTAAAGATCAAATTTGTGAGTTTAAGGATGATATTGCTGAAATTATTTTAGATGGTGCAGCAGCAATTTTAGCTGGTGACATAGAGAGTATGAATCAATATCAGAGAGAAAGTCAAAACGTACAAAATAATACTTAAATAAATGATACAGAAATTACAAAGACCAATTGCTCCTTATAGTAAAGGTGGTAGTTCATTAGAATCAAAAGTGGCTGCTTGTGTATCAGAATTAATGAATGCTGCAACAAGTTTTCATAAACTTCACTTAAAAGTTACAGGAATAGGTTCTTATGCTGCTCACAAAGCTTTAAATAAAATATATGACTCTATGCCTGGACATGCTGATGATCTTGCAGAAGGTTTTCAGGGAGCTTCTGAAAAGCTTTTAGATTATGAAGATGTAGCACCAAGAGTTTTAAATTCTGTACAAGAAGCTTTATCTTATTGTAGAGAACTTATTCAAATGGTTAATGGATTACAAGCAATTATGCCTTACTCAGAAATTGTTAATGACTTAGATACTATAAAGAGTGATATTAACTCTATTAAGTATAAGTTGTTATTTTTAAAATAATTTTATTTTTTTTTATTAACCCAAAATTACATTAATTATGTATTTTCCACACGCCTTTAGGAAGTCGTTTTTACCAGCAAGTACGACTTTGGCAACAACTGGTTCTACACAGAACCTTACCGCTGGTCAAGTAGGTTTCTTTGATGCAAAGAGCTATGCTGTAGTATCTGCTCAAGCTGCTCCATTTATTGTAGCTCAAGGATCTTACTTTAACACAGATAAAATTGGACCTGTTCATGGTGGTTACAAAGAGTCTATTAAGTCAAAAGTGATTAACCCTAAGTATGTTAGTCGTTTGATTAAAGTGGCTGCTAAAACTCCAGTACAACAAGTGGTTAAAGTGAGTGTAAATGGTGGATTGACTGCCGATAGTACATTTAGACTTCGTTTAGATGTAAAAGGTTCTCCAGCTTTACGTTTCTTAAATCACCAATTGTATAAGACTTTAGATGCTTATACTGGTTGTGCTGACACAACTAACCCCACTTATGTGAAAGATCCTGTAGCTTCTTTGTTACAATGGAAAGATCAAATTAACAACACTATCATTTTTAACGAAATGGTAAGTGCAAGAGTGTACAAGTATGTAACTGTATTACCAGCTACTGGTGCTGTAACTGCTACCACTTCTCAAACAACTATTCCTATGTCTAGCACAACTGGTGTTGTGGTTGGTCAAAAAGTAGTTGGTACTGGTATTCCAGCAAATAGCTTTGTAACAACTGTTACTGCTAGCACAAGTATTGTAATTAAGTATCCAACTCAAGCTGTTGCTCCTACTATTAGTGCATCTGTAAGCATGAAGTTTTACACTGATGTTTATAGTGAAGCTGGCGTTGTTGCTACTATTCCTGGTACTTCTACAGCGACTGGTCTTACATCTGCTGCTTACGTTGCTTCTGCTGATGCAGCTTCTTTTACTTTTACTGAAGCTCCTTTTATTGAAATCACTGCTGGTTTCGTAGAAACTAAGTTTGGTGGATGTAGCACAAATCTTGGAACTTTCACTGCTAGTGACAAATACGAAGTTGAACCTTTAGTAATCTATGCATCTGTAAAAGATGAGTCTGGTGAACCATGTTTAGTTAGTGCATTTGTTGCAAACACTGGAACTATTTCAGCTACAAATCCTTATTTATCTAGTCATGGTATTGAGGTACAAGCTCCTGTACAAGCTCAAGGTTCTGGTGAAGCTGTTTTACGTGAGCTTATTTTAGATGGTCGTTATTTACAAAATGCTTTTCCTGATAGTGCTCGTACAGACTCTTTCAGAATGAGAGAAATTGAAGCTGACCCAGCTTTATTAACAGTAAACCGTAATGGTTTATATGATAGAGTTTTGGTTCTTCATAACGTACCAAGATTTTACAATCCTACTGGTAGCTTTGATAATGATCAATATTTGCTAGTGTTCCACGTTCCAGCTGGAACTAGTACCACTACAATTACTGACTTTATTACAAACTCTTGTACTGCTGCTGGTAATGGTGTTACTTTAGAATCTTACTAATCCTAAGATTTGAAACATACTAGGAGGGCTCAAAACTGAGCTCTCCTTTTTGTTTTGGATAAGTCCTGAAAAATCAGTATATTAATATTGAGAACCTTTAAGTTTTTATTACATAAATTTATAAAGTTTATATTATGGCCGCTAAACACCAATTAAGTTTAGAACTTCCTGATACTAATAATATCAAGGTTTTACGTTTATTTGACACAAGTACTTATGTTGAAAATATACCTGTTGACTGTAGCACATTACGTATTACATCACCTGGATTTAATTTACCTGTAGCAATAGAGGTTTTACCTCAATTTAATGTAGTTTTAAATGCATGTACTTTAGGATTACAAAGATCTGGATGTTCTGAACTATCCCAACCTCTTCCTGATGGAATTTATGTTATTAACTATTCTGTTTCTCCTAATACAAATGTATTCGTAGAATATAATCATTTAAGGGTGACACAAACTACTAATAAGTATTTTAATTTAATGTGTCAACTAGAAATGGCAGCTTGTGAACCAAGTGCAGATGTAAAAGAACAGTTAGAAGAATTAAGACTTATTAAAAGTTTTATAGATGCTGCAAAAGTAAAAGTGGAATACTGCCATGAACCAGAAGTGGGCATGGATCTTTTAATTTATGCACAAAAAAGACTAGAAAAATATACTAGTAAATGTGCTAGTTGTTAAGATATTAAAACCAATAAATACATGAGAACTTGTACTAATTGTAATGCACAAATTACATGTGGTTGTCAAGATAGAATAGCCACAGATGGAAAATTAGTTTGTAGTAGTTGTGTAGCAACTTATGAACAAACTTTAATCCAGAAAAAAGTAAATGAATCTAAACTTTATTCCTCTGATATAAATGAGAACACTACTTTCTAAAAAAGAAAAATACTATAAAGATTTTGCTGCTGTTATTGTAAAACAATACAAGCAAATGAAATATGGTATTGCTACATGCACACCATTAAAAAATGATGATTTAGCTTCTATTAGAGCTGAAATTGTACAGTGGCAAACAAACTCTGATGATGATGCTCTATCTCAATCAAATATAAATTACACTACTTGGCTTCCTGTTAATTATAGGAATGATGCATTAGTTAATTATGATCCTAATAAAAATGCTTGGGGACCTGGGTATGTACAAACATCAAATCCTCATGGTTCCTCATCTATAGGTATGGGTTACACTTATGGAAATGGTACTCAAAATATTATTGAGGTAAATACAGGTGGTTGTATAACTAGAATAAATTTAAATCCAGCCATTACTATAAACCAAAATAGTTCATTTGAGTTTATACAGTCTACACCCTCTAATGTTTGGACTATAGAACATAACATGGGAATAGTTCCAAATGTAACTACAGAAGATTTATTAGGTAATGATATTTCTGGTGTAATAGAAGTTGTAAATAATAACACTTTAAAAATCTACTTTAATACAGCAATTGCTGGTAAAGCTTATTTATCATAATGTCATTATCTAAATCATATTTACACGATATACTTGCAAAAGCTAAATTAGATGTAACTGATACCACTACGTTGCGTACAGTTGAAAATTCTAATATAGACACTGATAAATTTTTAGTGGTAGAAAATAATGTTGTTAAGTATAGGACTGGAGAACAATTACTTGCAGATATTGGAGTGATTGGTTTAAATATGACTACAATAGTAGAGCCTTTGTATTTTCAAATTATAAATAGTGTTCCAACATTATTTATTACTAAGGCTGATACTGATACTAATGGGTATTTATCTTTTGAAGATTGGAACACTTTTAACAATAAACAACCTTTTATAACTCCTGGTACAAATCTTCAGTATTGGAGAGGAGATAAAACCTGGCAAACTTTAGACACTTTAGTAGTTCCTGAAAATACTAATTTATATTTTACTAATGCTAGAGCTAGACAATCTATTAGTCTTACCACTCTTAATAATTCTGGATCATCTGCTTATGATTCAGGTACTGGAGTATTAAATGTACCTACTTACACTCTTTCTGGTCTTGGTGGAGAACCTATTATTACTCCAGGTACTAATTTACAATACTGGAGAGGGGACAAAACTTGGCAGACATTAGATACATCTATTGTTCCAGAAAATACTAATCTTTATTATACACAAGGAAGATTTGATTTAGCATTTTCTGCTAAATCTACAACTAATTTAGCTGAGGGTCTTAATTTATATTATACTAATGAAAGAGCAAGAGCTTCTATAACTCTAACTACAACAGGTTCATCTGGTGTGGCTAGTTATTTTTCTGATACTGGTATTCTTAACATTCCAGAATATACACTTTCTGGACTAGGTGGCGTACCTTCTACTAGAACATTAACTATTAATGGAGTTACTTATGATCTTTCTGCTAATAGAAGTTGGTCTATTGTAGCAGGTGTTTCTAGTATAACTAGCAATGCTCCCTTACATTCCACTAATGTAGATGGTGCTGTTACAATATCTATTTATCAAGCTAATACAGGTGTAGACGGATATTTATCATCTACAGATTGGAACACTTTTAATTCTAAAGAACCTGCTATAGCTTCGGGCAGTAACACTCAATACTGGCGTGGGGATAAATCTTGGCAAACCCTTAACACTTCTGTTGTTACAGAAGGAACTAATTTATATTTTACAGATTTAAGAGCAAGAACTGCTATTTCATTAACTACTAATGGTAATAATGGAGCATCAACTTATTCAACATCAACTGGAATATTTAATATTCCTGAATATACTCTTGCTGGCCTTGGTGGTGTACCAAGTACAAGAACCATCACTATAGATGGGGTTACTTATGATCTGAGTATTAATAGAACTTGGAATGTTTTACCAGCTCATGGAACTGCAGGCCAAATTTTAGCAAAGATTAACGGAACTAGTTATAATACAGAATGGATAGATAACTACACTAGTTCTGTTAAACATTTAGTTAGTCTTTCAGAAGCAATGACTATTGGTACAGCAGTTTATGTATCAAGTGCTAATGGTACAAACATGGTTGTATCAAAAGCTTCTAATGTTGGAGAATCCACGTCTAGTAAAACAATGGGTATTATTGCGTTTTCTGGATCTGCTAATGCTCAAGGATTTTTAATAACAGAAGGACTTTTATCTGGTATAAATACAAGTCTTGCTAATGCTGGAGATCCAGTTTGGTTAGGTGTTAATGGTCAGTTATTGTTTGGTTTATCTAATAAACCACAAGCTCCAGCCCATATGGTATTTTTGGGTATTGTTACTAGAGTGCAACAAAATAATGGAGAAATTTTTGTAAAAGTTCAAAACGGTTTTGAGCTTCAAGAATTACATAATGTATTTTTAAATGGAACAGCCAATAATCAAATCTTAGTTTATGAAAGTGCTACTAGTCTTTGGAAAGCAAAGTCTATTACTACTATACTAGGATATACACCTGTTTCAACAACTTCTAATTTAACAACTTCTTATATACCAAAAGCTTCTGGCTCAACTAGTTTAATAAATAGTAATATTTCAGATGATGGTACCACTATTAAATTAAACTCTAATGCTAGAGTGATTGGTAATTTACAGATTGATGGTAACTTTATTGTAGGTGGAACTACCACTACAGTGGGTGCTATTAATTTATCTGTTTCAGATAATATGATTTATCTGAATAATGCAATAGAAACTAATATAACTAATGTTGTAGGTAATGGAACCACAGTGACTTATACTGCTGATAATAATTATGTAGCAGGTATGTCAGTGACAATTACTGGTGTAAATCCAAGTTCTTTTAATCTATCTAATCAAACTATAGTTTCAGCTGACGCAACATCGTTTACTATTAATAGTACAGTGGTTGCTACTTATATAGGTGGTGGTACAGCTAGAGCTAAATCAAATGCAAATCCAGATCTTGGTTGGGCTGCTGGTTATAATGATGGAACCTATCACCATACAGGTCTTTTTAGAGATGCTACGGATGGTGTATACAAATTTTTTCAAGGTTATATACCTGAACCAGATCTTTCTGTATTTATAGATACATCAGATCCTTCTTTTCAATTAGCTCAAGTACAAGCGTCTAAATTTATAGGACCTTTACAAGGTAATGCAGACACTGTTACTAATGGTGTTTACACTAGCAGAACTTTAACAATTAATGGTGTAACTTATGATTTAAGTGCTAACAGAAGTTGGACAATTACTGCAGGAGTATCCTCTGTTACAGCATCTAGTCCTTTAACATCTAGTGGGGGTTCTACACCAAATATTTCTATATCACAAGCTACTAGCACTACAAACGGTTATTTAAGTTCTACAGATTGGAACATTTTTAATAACAAACAAAATGCATTTACATTAACAACCACTGGTTCTTCTGGTTCTGCTACATATTTAACTAATGTACTAAACATTCCTACTTACACTTTAAGTGGTTTAGGTGGTGTACCAACGTCTCGTATATTAACAATAAATGGAACTGGTTATGATTTATCAACAGATAGAAGTTGGAGTGTAGGCACTGTAACAAGTGTAGCTGCTTTAACAATAGGAACAACTGGTACTGATGTAAGCTCAACAGTGGCAACAGGAACAACCACTCCTGTTATTACATTAAATATTCCCACTTCTTCTGCTACAAATAGAGGTGTTTTATCTTCTACTGATTGGAACACATTTAATAATAAACAAAATGCTTTAGGTTATACACCTGTAAATCAAACGAGAACATTAACTATCAATGGTGTAGGTTATGATCTTTCAGCAGATAGATCTTGGACTATAACAGCTGGTGTATCTGGGTCTGGTGTAGCTAATCAACTTACTTACTGGAATGGTACAAGTTCTGTAACTAGTTCTGCTTCATACACTTTTAATCCTTCTGTTACAGCTTCTTCAGCTTTAGGAAGAAGTTTATATTTAGCTCCTACAGTTATTGCAGCAGCTAACAATGATGTGTTATCATCATTTGACATTAATCCTACATTTACTAATGGAGCTTTTACAGGTGTTACAAATTATGGTTTAAGAGTTTTAAATGGATCTACTTATTTTTATCATCCCGTAGTTGGTGCTACAGTATTTACCGTACAAGGCACAACTGGTCAATTATTTACAGTTTCAGATATAACCACTGGAAACTTACTACAAGTGAATGATGTTTCAGGACTTCCTCTAATGGCTGTAAATGCTAATGGAGCTTTATACATGTATTCGGCTTCAGCTACTGGAATATCTACATCTCCTTATACAATTTATACATTAGATGAGACAACTGGAACGGCAGCTTATTTTGATTATAGAGTGACAAACACAGTTAATAATGGATGGAGAGCAGGAACAGTGATGGCTGTTTGGAATCCAACAACTAATGTGGTTGAATTTACAGATACATCCACTGCTGATCTTACAGCAACTACATCAGGACTTTCTTGGTCTGTAGCTGTAACTGGGACTAATGTACAACTTTCAGCTATTATAACTTCTGGTACATGGAATATTAAAATAGGAGCAAGAGTGATATGAGTTTAGTAATTAAAGGACAAACAGTTTATGGAGTTAAACCTATTGTAACAGATGGGCTTGTTTTATATTTGGATGCAGCTAACACTAAAAGTTATCCTGGTACAGGTACAACATGGGCTGATTTAAGTCCTTATAAAACAAATGCTACATTAGTTAATGGTCCTACGTACACTCCAGCTAATGCTGGTGGTATTGTATTTGATGGTACTAATGATGGAGTCACTTTGCAAGCTTCAACACTTTGGAATGTTGGTGCTTCTGATTTTACTATTGAATTCTGGTTTAGAAGGACTGGAACTAGTCAAGCTTATGGTAGGTATTTTCAACTAACTAATGGTGATACTTATAGCGCATTTAGTTTAGCTGTAAAAGGGACAAACCAAGATCAATTATCATTCTCTATGACTACTGCAAATGGAAGTTGGAATGTTTTAAATGATGCTACAATAGGAACTTTAACAGCAGGACGATTCAATCATGTTGTTATTTCAAGAATAGGGACAAATTTTTATCTATATTTAAACACAGTTCAAAGTCTGATTACTACTAGTGCAGCATCACTATATTATGCAGCTGGTGGTGTACCTATAATTGGAGGTCAAACAATTGGTACAGCTAGATCTTTAGCTGGTATAATTTCTTTGTTTAAATTTTACAAAGGAAAAGGGCTTACATTAGCCGAAGTAACACAAAATTATAATGCTTTAAAAGGGAGGTTTGGATTATGAGCAGTTTAATAGGAACAAATAGTACTATAACAGATGGATTAGTATTATGTATTGATATAGGAAATAATAAATCTTATAATAGTACAAGTAACACTTGTCGAGATATAAGTCCTTATAATAGATTGTGTACATTAAATAATTCGCCAATATACCTTTCTGATAATGTTGGAAGTTTAGTATTTGATGGAGTCAATGCAAAATCAGTAACCTTTACTCCAACTTCATTACCATCAGGAAATCAATCATTTTCAATTAGTTTATGGGCAAAATTAAATAGTATACCTACTGGTGGGGATAACAGAAAATTTATATTTAGTTATGGAAACGGTTCTTATGGGCAATGTGTATCAGTTGGTATAAAAGGTAGTAGTTACTTTATAGGTTCTTTCGGTCTTGATAAAACTATAACTGGCACTACAGTTCAAACTAAAAAATGGTTTAATTTAGTCATAACAAAAGATGCTACTAATTTAAAAGCATATTTAAATGGAGTTGAAATATATTCAACTGATACACCAACTTATAATATAGTATTATCAAGTGGTTTAATTGGTGGTGGACTTGAAGGTCTATTACCTTGGAATGGAAATATTAGTATTGCTAAAGTATATAACACCACTTTATCGGCAGCAGATATTTTAAAAGATTATACAATTATTGTTAAAAGATATCTATATACTCCACCTCCTGGTAGCATTATCAAAACAAATCTTAAATTCTACGTAGATGCAGGCGATATAACATCATATCCAGGAACAGGAACTACTTGGTATGATATAAGTGGTAGTGGTACAAATGCTACACTATATAATGGACCTACATATAATAGTTTTGGTGAAGGATCTATATTATTTGATGGGGTTGATGATTGGGGTAGTTTTGACGGAACAAATTTACCTTATGGAAACAGTGCAAGAACAATATCTACTTGGCTATATTGTACTGACTTAACTTATTTTAACTGGGTTTTTTCTTATGGAAATTACACAAATAATCAGTTTTTATCTTTAGGTAATAACTGGGCAAGTTATTGTTTTGGTACTGGATATGATGTTCTTGCTAATGGATTTTCAACTAATAAATGGATTAACCTTGTAGGAACTTATAATGGAACAGCAGCTAAATTATATGCTAACGGTACTTTATTAACTTCTACAAATAGGACTTGGAACACTGTTCAAAATTATGTAGAGATAGGAAGAGGATTCACACAAGATAATTTTCCTGGGTATATATCATCTATAGCCATATATAATGTGGAATTAACAGACACTCAAATTTTAAATAATTATAACGCATTAAAAGGAAGATTTGGTTTATAAATAAATTTAATATATGGAAATTAAAGAGTATGAGAGTAGACAGTTTATGATATTTGATGTTATAGAATTAAATAAAATAGATTTTACTCAAGTCTTAGAAACATCATCAGAAACAGTTAGAAAATCCGTAGATAACACAAAAACATTTGTAAAATGGGAAGGAGCTGTAATTCCAGATTGTGTTTTAGATCTATATACAAAAAAAGGTCCTTATACGTATTCTGAAATACTTTCTATACTAGATACACCAGAGTGGCAAAACATTCATATAACAATTTAAAAACTTTACCTGTTGGATAGTGAAAACAGATAATTATTATGGCAAATGAATTTATAGCCAAGAAAGGTCTTGGTATTGGAAACTTAGTTTCCACACTTTTAAAAGTTAATGCTAGTGGTATAGTGGTAGCAGCAGTGCCTGGTACAGATTATTTATCTACTATTACATTAACCACCACTGGTAATAGTGGAGCTGCCACTTTCTCTAGTGGAACTTTAAATATACCTAATTACACTTTAGCTGGTCTTGGTGGTCAGCCTCAACTTAATGGTACAGGCTTTGTAAAAATCTCTGGTACAACAATTAGTTATGATAATAGTACTTATTATTTAGCATCTAATCCGAATGGATATACATCAAATACTGGTACAGTAACATCTGTAGCTACATCTGGCGGTTATGGTGGATTAACATTAACTGGAGGTACTATAACTACAAGTGGAACTATAACTTTAGGAGGAACTCCTACAGGTACGTGGCCTATTAGCGTGACTGGTAATGCTGCTACAGCAACTTATGCTACAACACTTTATTCCAATGACGTAAGAACTATATCTCCAAGTTCTGCAACTGCATATAGAGCAACTTATGGGTTTACATCATGGGGAAATAATAATACTTCACCCTATGCAGATTATCTTCATTTTAGAGGATATTCTGATGCATCAGGTGGTGCTGATAATCTAATAATGTTTAGAAAAGATGCAATTGGAATGAGGATATGGCAACAATCTTATGGAAGTACTACAGCATATAGTAATTATGTAGATGTTTTACACAGTTCTAATTACACATCATATGCTTTACCATTATCAGGTGGTAGTTTAAGTGGAGCAATTACATTTTCAAATTTATCTGGTGGTATACGTGT